GGGGGATATCAGCGCGATCGCACAGATGCGCATGGTGCAGAGGATAACCTTGTCGGTCCTGTTTAGCATCGGGGGTTCCTTCCTTTTTGACATATAATGTACCCACCCTCAAGGGCGGGGGTTCAATATGAGTTCGGCGGGGCGTCCTCCCGGACACAGAGGCGTTGCACCTCCGCGGTCACTCCATCCATGAGCAAGCGGGCGACGGGGTTGCCCACGATTGCCACGCCCCACAGTTTGCATCCCTCCGTTCGGTTCTCCGCCAAACCAATTGCAAACCTCCCGCGGCACAACCCCGTTGGGCCGGCGTGCCGATGGTACGCAACGACGAACTCGTTTGCCTGGGTCGTGGACATCGGGAAAATGACCATGCGAGTCGAGCCTCGTGGGACCCGTTTTGGGACCCCCAGGGGTCCCAGTTACTACTTGTTACTGCTGCTAATTGCCGCTATTATCAATCCTTGGCGGACGGGGACCGGCTGCGCAAGCCGCCCACCTGCATCCTGACCCTTGCCATGTCCCGCCTTGATTGTCCTACATTTATGCCGACGCTTTTACCTCCTGTTCTCCGCCTTGGGACCCCGTTTGGGACCCCTCCGTGCTCCGTTTCGTGAGGAATGCCAGGTCCACGACGATTGCCGGGGCCGCGACGTGGCAGTAATGCTCGCTCATGGCGATCCGGCTGTGACCCAGGAGTTCCTTCACAAGGAAGGCGTTCCGCACGATCTGGGCGACCTTGCTGCCAAAGGTGTGCCGGAACGAATGGTGGGTCAATCGGTGCCCGAGCGCGTCCTGGCGGGGAATGCCGGCACGCTTGAGACAGGCCTGGAACTCCCAGTCCGGATTCACGAGCGGGGGAAAAACGTAGGGACCCAGGGTTTCTGCGGCGACACGGCGCAGAGCGTCCATTGTTTCACATGGAACATAAATCAGCCGGGATTCCTCCCGCGCGCCTGGCTTACGCTTGGCGTTGCGCAGTAAAACGGTGCCAGCGGTGTAGTCCACCTCGCTCTTGAGCAGCGGTTTGTGGCTGGAACGTCGGCTGGGAACGATCTCGGCCAACCGCGCGCCACTCGCAAGAAGCACCATGTAGAGATCTCGGTACAGCGGCCGCGCCGCTTTGAAGATGCCCTGGAGTTCGGGATCTGTGAACGCCCGGTTTGGGTGAAACGCTCCGTGGCCTATTGCAGGGGGTTTCTGGACGCTGTGGATCCGGCCGCGCAGAACCCGCAAGACCGTCAGGATTTCCTTCTGTACCGTGCCACGGGCGGCCTTCGCTATGCGGAAACGCTGAAATCGGGTCAGGATGTCCGCAGGAAGGCGGTCCACCGGCAGATCGCGCCCCACGAACCTCGCAAATGCCATGAGGAACTGGCGGGTGCGCGTGGCTTGACGCGAGCTAACGTCCATTTCAATCCTCTGTACCTCCTCCACGATCACCTCGTGGAGCGAGCATCTCGGCGAGCTCGTAGATAGTTGCCGCTGTAATTGGACCTGGTGTCTGAACGCCGGCACCATTTTCAGGGCCTCGCGCCGGTCGGTCTGGCCTGTGGATCGCTTGAATGTCCGGCCGTGAATCTTGGTCTGGAAGTACCAGACCCTCTTCCGTTTGATCAGGTTGTCCATTAGGGGAGCCTCCTATTTCAAAGATCCGGCGCCGGGGGCAGACCTCGAGAGCGGCTTTCACCGCTTCCGGGTCGAAAAACCTTTTGCGGCCGCCAGGGGGGCGGTAGCTCGGTATCGCACCCCGACGCGCGAGGGAACGGAGGCTCGACTCGCTGAGAGGGATGATACCCGCAAGCTCTGACGTTGTCAAAAGCTCATTCATTTCGTCTCCGCCCTCGGCGATCAGAACCCTCATGGCGTGGTTTTCTGTTCTGTCGTCTGAAACCCGGAGCATCTTCCCACGCCCGTGTCGTCCGAATCCAGATGGCGTCCGCGCCGCGCGCAAAATACTTGGGTGACAACATAGGGCGCGGTTCCTACCGCATCCAGCCGCCCGTGCTGGCATTCCCAACAACGAAAGACGGCGAATGTTCGCTTCATTCAGTCCTCTTGACCGTCTGGGTATTGAATCGGAATGCGCTCCTTGGCCACTTTCGGCGGTTCCAGATATCGAACCGCCTTGCCCTGTTTGCGGGCATATTCGATCTCGTTGCGGCTGCTCTCGCCAATGTGGCCGCCAACATTGAGGACCAGAATCTCATTGGCCAGGTCAATCATCGTTTTCTGGTCGGGGGTGTTTGTGGCGTGGGGATAAAATCCAACACTCAGTTCGACGATGCGTCCGGCTATCGTCACGAAATTCGTCTCTAGAAATTCCTTCTGGAAACAGGTGGAACCGCATAGATAAACGATGTGGAATGATCGGATCATTTCGTGTCCTTTCTACTATACACCGCCGCCATGAGATAGAACAAGCTTGAAACGTCGTTCCGCTTCCACAACCTATGATAGTCGTCCGCGACCGGGTCGCGCATGTCCATAACGAGAATCCCATGCATCCGGGCGAACTCCGTCTCATCATCCGCGCCGCCGGACTCGCCCTCAAGCCGGATCAGAACATCGCACTTCACAATCCACCGCCGGTCGTATGCCATCCACGCCGCGTACTCCTTTGGAGAAACCATGTGCCACAAATGCGTGAGATGCGGCACGTATGGAACGATGTTCAAATCTTCCTGCTTCATCAAAAAGTCCGCGGCGTGTATCGCCGTTCTCACATTCCCACCAACGTCCCCTTTGGAATACGGCCCAGCAATGTAAACATAAAGCGGACGTTTTGGTTTTTGTTTCCTACGCATGTCTCGCGCCCCCTTTCAATTTTCATCCACACACCGCGCCCGGAAGATGCTCAGTTGCGCCGTGCGCTCGCGGATCAGTGGCTCATAGTCCCGATTGAGTTCGCACCCGATCCAGTTCCGGCCAAGCGACTGCGCGACCTGGGCCGTGGTGCCGCTGCCGAGGAACGGATCGAAAACCACGCAGGGGACGGGGGGCGCGGGCGGGCAGGAGCATGTGGAGCGCCAGCCGATTGTCTTGCTTTCACCTTCTTCCTCTTTGCCATAAGTGGAAATCTCTGCTTCCGTAGCAGTCTCGTCATAACCGCTCTTCTTGTCGAGGATACCTTTCTTCGCATCACGAACTCGGATATTCATTGTGGAGGGTTTCTTCTCAATCACCCTCTCCCACGGCGCGCCGCACGTCGGGCAGGCCCCCCGCTCGGAAGTCCCGGCCAGCACACAAGGCTCGACGAGCGCGGGTGGGTAGGTGGCGAAGTGCGCGCCTCGGTACGGGGCCGACGGGATGGTCCACACTGAGCGGCGGTTGCGGCCAAAGGGATTCGGATCATAGATATGGGCTTCTCCATTGCATGGTGGTCGTCCTGGTTGATGTTTTTGTGTTCGGTCTCCAGTATCGTGGTCAGCGTATTTTCGGCGCTCAAGGCTTGAGGGTAGGTACGGCTCTCTCACCGCCTCCGCGTCGTAGTAATATTTCGCGTTCTTGGCGAATAGGAAAACCTGCTCGTGGCTCTTCGTGGGCCGGTCCGTCACGCTCTCCGGCATCGGGTTCAACTTGTGCCAGATGATCTCACTGCGCAGATACCACCCGTCGGCGCGGAGGGCGAAGGCCAGCATCCAGGGGATTCCCACCAGGTCCTTCGGCTTGATGATTGAGTGCCTACCATCTTGTGGTCTCTTACTCATTTGTACGGTTCCGGGGCTTTGCGCGTAGCCGCGTTCTTCTGCTGTTCTACGAGCTTTACTACTCCCATTTTCGCCTTTCCCGCCCCAGTAAGAATCCCCTAGATTCACGAACATTACGCCGTCATCCCTCAGCAGTTCCCGCACGAGGCGGAACACCTCCACCATGTTCGCAATGTACTCTTCGGGGGTTTTCTCAAGGCCCATCTCATTTGGTTTGTCGGGATTGTCCTTGTCCAGATAGGATCGAAGCCCCCAGTAAGGCGGTGAGCAAACACACATCTGCACCTTCACCCCCTCGGCGATCAGGCGCCTCATGCTCTCCCGGCAGTCTCCGAAGAGGGTTTGGTTGAGGGCGGTCATAGCGCCGCCTCCGCCGCGTCTAATTCTAGTTTCTCATCCCCTCGCGATATCAGCACCACTTCCTTGTGGAAACGGGTGGAACCGCATAGACAGACGAGTCGTGGTTTTGTCATGGTTTACTCTTTTCGATAATCTGGAGTTCCACGCAGAGTGCGCGGAGGATGGCGCGGGCGGTGTCTATCTGGACAGCCTGGGCGACCTGTTTGCTGACTCGTCCGGGGCAACCGATGAAAACATAGTCCTCGGGGAACCCCTGGAGGCGGGCGAGTTCCTGCCATTCGAGTTGCCGCCAGCGGCCGTCGGGCATTTGGGCGGCGGCATAATTGTCGTGGCGGGATTCGAGGTTGATGACGGTGGGCGATTTTTCGTCCGGGAGCCAGGGATAGAATTGCGTGGAGTTGTACACGCTGGCTCGTCCAGGGGTTCTACCGGCGAGGCGTTGGGATTGTCGGTAGGGACCTGGACGGATGCAGTTGCAAAAGGTTCGGGTGTCGTGCCGAGCGGGCTGGGGGCAGGGAACGTTGCCAGCGTAGAAGCGGATGCGACGTTGGGGGGAAAAGAGCGCGGAGTCGAGTAGGAAACCCGGCGTCATGATTGGCAGATAAAACTGGACCTCACGCACGTCCTCGAAGCAATACCAGGGCGCTTCGAGGATGTGCGGGATCTCCACGCAGCGTTCCACCAGCTCAGCAAACCCGTTTTTGGCGGGATCGGTAGGGGTGCCGCGTCGGGCTGCCGAGATCTGTTCGCAGGGAATGCCGCCGAGAACGAGATCCACCTGGCCCTTGTAGGGTTTGAAATCGTGCGTGAGCACATCGCATTGAACGCAGTCCACGTCGGGATGGTTTTCGCGGTAGGTGGCCAGGCAGTCGGCTTCGAGGTCGAATGCGGCGATGATCTGGATAGGGAGTCCGCGAGCGGCGACGGCCCAGCCGCCAGCCCCGGCGCAGACATCAATGGCGATGAGGGGTTTTGGGGTCATTCCGCGGCCTCGTCTCGGTCAACCCTCTCTGGCGGATCGAGCCGCCCCGGTTTGCGCCGGTCTTCCGTGCGCGGCACGGGCTCCGTCTCCGTCTCCGTCTCTGTCTCTGTCGTCAGGATATCCCGCACCTCCAGCCACATGCCCTCTGCGGGTTCGCGGCGCTGGGCCCGCCCCGCCTTGGGTCCAAGGGGCGCGGACGGCGGCGCGGGGGCGCGTATCGCAAGAATTAGGAGAACGAGAACAATCACGACGGCCACCGCAAACATGAGAGTCCAGAGCCATGCCTGGACAACATCGCCCCGCCATTCGAGATGATCGCGCTCTAGCGCCCGCGCAAGATTCGCACTGGCCGGGGTTATTGGTTCACTGCCTGTTTTGAGGGTTTTCATTTGGGGATTCCTCCTCTGTGGGTTTTCTGGCTTTGCCAACAGAGACATTCCAGATACGCGGCCTTTGCTTCAGGAGTATTTTCTACCTTGCCTTTCAATGTGTATGGCAGCCTGCACTCCTCCTGTCGCCAATGTTTACAAGTGGGACAAGGAGCCTTAAAGGGACTCATGGTGTTTCACCCCTTTCGGGAAGATCGAAAAACGGCGGCAGCTCACGCGGGCAAACATAGAATACACGCGCGATCTCGGCGCTGTCTGTCACGACTTTGCCGGTGCCGTCCGGGTGCTCGGGAGCTTGTTTGAGGTACACCGGGATTGCATATCTCTGAGCCTGAGCGATAACGTCTCGCGCCCAATCATGGCGCATCGGGCGGCGGCGCGGGCCTGACTCACAACCTATGATGATCCCGTCTATCCCGCGCCAGTTTTTGCCATGTTGACGCAATCTCGGATGCACATCCTGCATCGGATTAGCCCAGCCCGGTCCATAGCCAGGAACCAGCGGAATAGAGGTCGGCCATACCGGCCCCAGGAGCGGCTCCAGGCTCAGCATCCGACACGCGGCGGGCGTGGCGAGCAGGTCCGGCACGAGCCGCCTCATGTCATCCTGGGTCGAGCAGGACACGCCCAGGGCGAGGTTTGGCACGAGAGATGACTTTCCAAGCCAGCGATAGCGCCAGAAATCGAACATCCTCTTTGAGCGTTTGGATAGGACCAAGAACCGATGTTGGGGACATTCCCTGACAATCCGTATCATGGCTTCAAGAAACTTGTCGGGCACCGTCTCGTGGAACGTATCGGCCATGAAGTTCACGCCAATGACGCGGGGGCGCTTCCAATGCCGCGGGATGTCGAGGCGATGCGGCAGGCAGCGGACTTTGCCGCTCCAACGGTGGCCTATGCACGCACCATCTTGCCATACAGTGTCATGCAGGCCCTTGTAGTCATCTTGTCCCATTCGGGCGAGCCGATAGGACCACTGTTCCGCGTAGCAGTTCTGACACCCCGCTCCGGCGTGTTCGCAACCCGCAATGCAGTTCCACGTCTCGTCGAGGTAAGAAATTTTGGTTGGCATCGCATTACTCCTTCGCCGCGAGCGCGGCCTTCTTGATCGCGCTCCAGAACGGCGCTAATATACTCAATTCAAACGTCCCGCCTACCCTAGAAAGAATCGCGTCCATGTGTTGATATGTCGAATACACATCCAGCGCTTCGGACAGTCCGTCGCGGAGGCGTTTGTTCTCTGTTTCCAACTCGTGAGAATTCATAGCTATCCCTCCTGACGCTCTCTCTCTTTCTGTAACGCCTCGGCGCTAATGCCGCTGCGGTAGCAGAGTCTATACAGTGCTCTCACCCTGTCATCCCGCTCTACCCAATTCACATCCTGCTGTCCCAGCCGCGCGTTCAGATCCGCGAACGCGGCGATGATTGCGGCTTCTGGTGTGGGGCGTCCCTTGGGATGATCTTGCCATTCCTCTGTGACGTGAAAACTTGCTTTGTAGCCATAATCCATTACGAGGAACTTAACCGAGAAGCGCTGTTTCATGGTTATCCTCTCTTCCTGCTCAATCCGGCACCCCGGCCGCTTTCAGGATCGTGTGCGCCCGGTTGCCCAAGGTGAAGAGTTGATCGTTCAGATCGCGTGACGAATGTGTCAGTGGCGTCCCCTCCTCGAATAGCCGTATAGCAACACAGGCCACTTGCAACCATTCCGTGTTTCCGATACGAAGAGCTTCGGGATAGGGTGGGTAGTCTTCGTTAACCGCCTCCCCGATCTCTTCGAGCAGCGCCTCGACAAGCATCCGGTTCTTCGGGTGTTTGGCGCGCGCGCGGAGGATTTCGGCTTTGAGGTCCGCGAGGGTTTTGTCCAGTTCGGTTTCCATTTTCAGTTCCTTTCTTAATGCCGGTCTTAATGCCGGTCTTAATGTCTCTTAATGCCAGCCCCGCCGCCGCAAACTCACTGACTCTCACCTCCTGACGGGGATTCTGACATCGGGGCCGCCCGTCTTCTTCGGCTTCTCAGGGGCAATCGTGGCGTCCACGGGAGGCTCGATGATGTCCAGATCGGCATCATCGAAAACCTTGCCGTCCACCCACTTGCCGTCTTTGTCCACGGGGGGCAGGACCTCGATTCTGACACAACCGTTGGGGTAGATATATCGCGCGCCGGCCTTTCCTTCAAAACCCGTCACACGGTCTCTAACCCTAGAGAGCTGTTTGATGCGAAATAGAGATTCGATTTCCTGATATGAGGCATTTTGTTGTCTATCCATAACACGTCTCCTTTATATTGTCGTTTTTGCGTGTTCTATCCATTTCATGGCGAGACATTGAAAACACTCAAACGTGTCGCCAAGTCCCTCGCTGACTCCTGTGATATTGTGCGTCGCTGGATCATAATACGCAGTTCGTTTTCCAGTGCCGGATTCATTAAACTCAACGGCGCCGATCACCGACACCTCGGAATTGCATAGGCGACACTTTAGAGTAACCCCCTCTGTTATGGTAATGCTCATGGCTTTTCCCTTTCTTGGTTGCCCGCCGGGGCTATCCCTGAGGACTGCGCCCCGGCGGGCTTCCTGGACGGGTGGCCGGGTCGGACGCCCTGCACCCATCCATTTTTGCGGCAGTGACGAATTCCTGCGGCCCCATCGAGAAAAAGCTGCGGGTGGACGCCGCCGCCGCAAACTCACTTTCCTTGTTCCTCTTCCACGTCATCCTCGATGCCGCCCAGGGCTTTAAGGACGCGCTGGATTTTGATCCGCTCCACATTGATCTGACGCAATTCTTGCGTCGCGGTTTCAATCTCAGTCTCAAGATTGACCGCTTTCTCCGTCAATTTGTTCAGCCTCTTCAGATAGCGGTCCCGGTCCCGCTCCTGACGTTCCTCCGGGCTGAGCCTCGTGCGCTTTACCACTGTGACTCCCATGTTCGTTTTCTCCCTTCTTGAATTTCCACGTGGCGACCCGCGACCGTAGATAGGTGAGGTTCACGCGCTCGTCACGCCGTTGCGCTTGGTGCTTCTTCTGGCAGCAGAAGCGGTATTTCTTGCCCGATCCGCACGGGCAGGGATCGTAGGGGTCTGCGATGTACGAATTCATGTTGTCTCCACGGTCACGCCGGCCACGCCGCGAGTTAGTTGCACTTGAGAGCGCAACCGCGCGGCGATCTGCGGGTCGTGGGTTACAACGACGATCATCCCGATCCGCTCGCCCAGATAGTCCAGGACGCGGAGCAAATCTTCCGTGCCCTCCGCGCCGAGGCGGTCAAACGCCTCATCCAGGAACAGACAATCCGGCTGGACGCCGTGGAGTTGGCCGACCCACAATGCGACGGCGAGGCGGAACAGAATAAGGATCAGTTGCAACTGCCCGCCGCTGTAGCGCAGGGCGTCTCGCTCGCCGCGGGCGTCGCGGATGAGGATATCGAACGCTTCTGCTACGTTGCCGTCCGCGAGAACCCGCTGCGTGGCGATCCTGAGCCGTTGCCGCCCCGCTGTGGCCCGCTCGAAGAGGTCGTCAGCAATGGCTTCCAGTTCCGGTGCGGCGTGGTCAATCAGGATTTGGCGGACGCCCTTGGGGCCGAAGCACAGGCGGAGTTGTTCCAGGGTTTCGAGGTCGGCGGTCAGCACGGCGATCCGGTCGGATTTCACCTGCTGGCTGGCGGCTTCGCGCTTCCACGCGGCAACCTGTTCCTCCATGCGGGCGATCTCCGCGCTGAAATACTCGCTGTTGGATTGGCATCGGGTGCGACACCGGAGACCCTCAGCGTGCCGGTCTTTGAGTCGTGTTCGCTCTTTCTCCAATGCGCTCAAATCCGCCGTGGCTTGTTTCGCCTTTGCGCGGCATTGTTCCCATTCCGAGTAGGTTTGCTCAAACTTGGCATTCGCCTCGCCCAGCCCCACGCACTTGGTTTCAAGATCACGCACGGCTTCCTGGGCCGCCGCGAGTGCCGCCGGAGCATCTGCCAGGAGGTCAATCGCGGTTTGCAAGCGGGTGAGATCAGCCCTCTGGTCCTCGGCAGTGGGCGGGGCTTCGAGCTCGATGGTTTCAAGGTCGCGCTTGCATTTGTCAAATTCGTTTCTGAGTTCCTCAATCCGCTTGCGCGTCACCGCGAAGGCGCGTAATTGTTCCTCTGCGTTGCGGGCGCATTGCCTCTGCTGGATGAGTTGCGTCAGGTCAAAAGTAGGTTCATGGGTCGGGATGGCCGCAAGTTTGGTCTTGTAGTTCTCTGCTTCGAGTTCGTAGAGCCTAATCACCTCCGGCAGTGAGTTGTATTCCTTCAGGAGCGGGCAGAAGTTGCAGATGTCGCCACCCGGTGTTTCCGGTTTCTGAGCCATTCGGGCACGGGCTTGGTCTGCCGAATCTTCGGCGCTCCTGATATTCATGGCAAGTTGACTCCGCATGTCTTCGCGCTGAAAGTTCACTTCCGAGATGCGTTTGTTGGCTTCCAGGGCATTAGTGTACTGAATTCGGAGTCCCCCAACTTGCCAGGCCAGCGCGATGGCTTCCGCGTCCATCCCCGGCACGGCTTCAAGTTCAACCAAGAGCCGCCGGGAGGCTATCACCTGGTACGCCGCCTTGTCGCGCTTGGCCTTCCACGCCCGCCAGGTCTCGAATACGGCCTGTTGCCCTTGAAGATCGGCCCGTTGCTTCTGGTAGTCCTTCAGGGTACTGGTGCGCTCAGTGTCGTACTCCACCATCTTGGCCCGGCTTTCCAGTCGTTGAATCTCTGTTTGCACGGCCAGCATGTGTCGTTCCGCATCGGCAAGCGCGTTCGCTGCGCGCGCCTCGTCCTGCACCAAGCGTTCCGCTTCGGCGGCCCCGCCGTCCAGCTTGGCGATTTCCTTTTGGATGTTGTCCAGTTGCGTCTGGTATTCCTGAGCACTGGTCCGCGCGTCGTTCAAATCACCCCGAAGGGTCACAATCTCCATTTCGTCACGTTCAATGATCCAGCCATAGTCTATTCCAAACTTAGCACCCTGATGTCGCCAAAGGACGTGTGCTGGCGCTTGACACTCGGCAGGGTAATCTTTGAGTGTTTTGAGTTGGGCTTCAAGCACCTTGCGCTCCGCCGCGTCCTCATGGATGACCTCGGCAATCCGCTCCACCTCGGCGTCCAGGTGAGATGCGCCGATCAGGTTGTTGAGAACGCCCCGGCGCCGCGCCGTCAGGTCGGGTTCTCCGGGTTGGCCGCAGAGATCGCCGTAGCGGTTCTGCGACAGGAACCAGGTCGCCAGGGCGGTGTCGGCGTCTCCGAGCATGGCCTCAATTGCGCGGTCGAAGTCGCCGACTTTCGGGCCGGCGATACAGGGCGCATCTCCGACATGGCGAGACATGAAAAAAAGGCTTGCCTTGTGGCTCTTGGTCTTGCCTGTTGTTTTTAGGGTTCTTTCTGCTAAGTACACCTCTCCTTGATGTTCAAACTCCAGACTTATCTCCGCCTCGCCGCTGCCTCCCTGGGTCATGGCGTCGTACAGACTGCCGGGATACCACGCGAAGCGCCCGTACAACGCGGCCAGAACCGCCTCGACGCAGAACGTCTTGCCAGTGCCGTAGGGGGCGCACACGGCGATGGGGCTGTGGAGGCTGGCCCAGTTGATCTCGGTGTCGGCGTGTGGCCCGATCCCCCGGATGATGGTCTTGATGGGTTTCATTAGTGAGAATTTCCTTTCTGTTTTTGCCCACCGGGGCGGCTCATTGGAGGCTAACGCCCCGGTGGGTTTTCTGCGGCAGGTCGCGTTCGCCGCATACCTCGCTGTTTGATTTTGCCCACCGGGGCGGCTCATTGGAGGCCAACGCCCCGGTGGTTTTTCTGTGGTGGGAATCCCTACGGCCCTTTTCGCTCAGGCTATGATTGCCGGCGGGTGTTAGCCTTTCACCACATACCTCAGTCTTCCGTCTTTGCTTTGCGTCCGCGCGGTTTCGTTCCGAGCGTTGCGCGTTTCACCACAAGCTTCTCGCCGACCTGTTTGATCGTGAACTTTCGAGAGTTTTCAGGATCATTCAGGATGTAGCAGGTCAACTCTGCCTTTTTCATTGCGGCAAGGACAGCGCTCACGGCTTTTTCTACGGCCTCTCGCGCTTCCTTCACGCTCTCGACTGCCCGCAAATACAAGCGAGCCTGTTTCGCTACTTCCGGTTGTTTTGGCATTCCCGGAAGTTCCCGTTGTTCTTCCATAACGTCATACCTCCTTTCTCGCGTCCGCGTGAACGCGGTCGTACATCTGATTGAGCGGCGTCGCCTCGACGGGCGGGTTCTGCGTTCCGGCCCATAGGCCGATGAGTCCGTGCGGGTCGTCGGCGATCCCCGCCGGGACTTCGGCCCGCTGGATGCGCTCCTGGCGGGGGACGATAACCTCCAGTTGGGTGTCTTCGTTTCGCTCAAGCTCCGCTATCACCGACGGGTCTATCGGTTGCGTTCCGACATAGCGGATTCGTAAATGCTCGTTTGTGCGTTTTCCTGGCATAAGATTCGGATTCGAGACTTCCACCGTCCTGTAGGTCGGCGCGGCGTCCAGTTCGATCCACTCAGTCTCCCGCGTCTCGGTATCGTAAATCTCCAACCCCGCCGGGTTTCCCCCGTCGCCGAAATCCGTTTGGCGCAGTGCCCCGACAAAGAGCGGTTGCCGCATGTGAAAATGGCCAAAGGCTATATGGGAGACGGGCAAACACTCCACGAGTTTGCGCGAGAACTGCCATTTGCCGGGCTTGGCCTCACAGCAAAACGAATCATTCATCTTCTTCCCTATGATTTCGCCGTGGGCGAGGAGGATTGTGTGCTCTGAACGCCTGGCTTCAACTAGGCGCATAAGCACGTCGTCGGGGCGAGCATTAGAATCCCAACTCCACGGTAGGCACAAAAAGCCCACATCGTCTTTCTGCCACTCTTGGGCAGTGTGAATGACTGTAACGTTGGGCATTCCTTCCAGCACATAGAGAGCATCGGCACTGCCCACCCCGGATTGATCGTGTCCGCCGGGGATCACAACAACGGGAACCTTGCCGAGCTCTGATATGTTGATGAGGGGTTTGATGACGGCGTAGGAGATTGCGCCAGTCGAGGCGTGTTTATCGTATATGGTGGAACAGTCAAACACGTCGCCTGCAATCGCAAGACATCCGATTTCATGCGAACACACGTACTTTTCCAGAGCCTTCAACTGTGCGCTGAATTCCGGCATGTCCTTGCCCCGCGCGTGCCAGTCCGCCGTGATTGCGATTCTCATTTTCCCACCCCTTTCTCCCCGCCCTCGAACAAGTCCGGCGGTTCGTCCGGCTCCGCCGCCGGGTCGCCGTCAATGGCAATCCGCAGCCCAATCTCATACAGCATCTTGAGCCGCTGGGTGCGTTGCCGCTCGGTGTCGCCCCGAAGAAACTCATCTGCATTGGCGATTCGGGTGAAGGTTTTTTTCTTGGCGTTGTAGAGGCCGTCCGGCGATCCGAAACACACGTCGTTCAGCGTATCGGTATAGTTGGCCCCGTCGCGTTCGGCAATCGCCAGGGCGTGGTCGTGGATGCGCTCGGCAACCGCGACGGGCGGCTCCTGGGCCATGAGTGTGTCAAGGTCCTTGGTGAGTGCGCCGTCTGTCTTGGGCGGGGCAGGGGGGGCTTCCTGGGCTGCTGGCGGCTCCGGCGGGGCTTGGGGCGGCGCTTCCACCGGCTGGCCCCCCGCCGGGGCGTCCTGGGCGTCCGCCGGCTCCCCGTCATCCTCGAACGGATCGTCCGGTTCTTCCGTGGTGGCGGGTGCGGGCAGTTGCAAGGGCGGCGTTGCCCGGTCCTGGAGCATCCAGTTGCGGACTTCCGCTTGGCGGCGGCTGATATCGCCCTCGCTCAGGGTGAAAATGACCTGGCCGGTGACCCCGACTGCCCCGCCGTCTTTTCCTTGATAGCGCTTTTTTTGTTTCTGGAAGCTGAGAATGCCCGTGGTTCCATGCAGGCTTCCATTGGTTCGTTCTGCCGCAAGGTCCAGTTCCGCGAGCACCCGCGGCCCGAAGTTGTCGCTGCTGGTGTCGAAGCGGAATCGCGCCTGCCATCCAAGGGATTTGCTCAGAGGCTCCGGCTTGCCGTCCTTCCCTTCAACCCATAGGCAAAGAATCAGTCGCCCATGCGCCTTGCATTCCTTCTTAACGGAGAACGGACAGTATTCCTTGGCTTCCGTCTCGGCGCGGCCCACAGGGACGCATTCAAGGGCCTTCTGGCTTCCGTCCGCCTGCTTCCGACTCGCCACAACGCCATCCCCGTGGCAGTGAAGACCGTTTTTGTCCCAAAGCTGGAACTCTTCGGCATAGGTTCCTTTATACTCCCAACCATCCGGGCCTGGCGTGGCATCGTGAGTCAAGACGAAATTGAGGTCCGTTGGAAGCAGCCCCGGCTCGGCTTGGAGTTGTGACGACTTGGCTTTGGCAATCTTCTCGGCATTGCTGCCAAGCCGTTGCATGGCCTCCATGTCCACAACCGGGTGATTGTCCGTGCCAAGCGAATCTCGGCAAAGGAGAAAACCTGGCAATTTCCCGGGAATGTCTTTCGCCTCCTTGGATTTGACCATTTGGCCTATCTTGATGATGTGCGTAGATTGCAGGGCTTGGCTTCCACCGCTCTCCCTGCCCCACTTGCGCTTGCGAATTCTCATTTCATATTCTCTCTTTCTTGGGCGATCTTGAGCGTTTGAGTGCGTCAATTCTCTTTTGCTCTTTGAGTGCGAGTTCCAATGTCAGACCGATAAACATATCATCCGCAATGTTTCCTGGGGTTTCCCACCGTATATTGGGGTTCACGGGAAACGTAACCCGCTCCTCCGCGATTCTGAGCGCCTCGCCGATGCTCTTGGGATAGCGCGGAACGTAGTCCTCTTGTGCCACCATGATTTTGGACACGAGGCAGGACCAACCCGCCGGGACCACGACGATCACGCAAGGATTTCCGAATCTGGTTGCGGTGTACCAGCGGCGGTTCTTGGTGTAGGACACCAGCCAGCCCGCCGCGAGCAACTGATGAATTGCCGCGCTGATGAGTTGTCTTCGCATGTCACGCCTCCTTGTCCAGCAGGACGCCCGTTGTCCGGGGGCCTGGTTCAGGGGTGTATTTCAGGGCGCGGAAATAGTCCTTCTGGACGCCGCGGAGGAACATCCGCGCCAGATTCTCCACTTTCCGCGCCGCGCCCAGGTGCGAGCCGCACCAAATGATATGCAGCCCTTGTCGCACTGCCAGGGCATCCAGGGTGCTGATGAGCGAGGCGGGCGAAATCAGGCTCCGGTACTGCGCGTCCTCAACCTGGTCCGGCGTGGCCTCGATCACGAGTGCCCGAAACTGATACCGGGCCAGCATCTCGACTTCGCGCATGAACCGCTCGCGCCCGGTGCCTAGGGTGCTGCACAGATCCGGGAGGCTTTTGCGCTCGACGACGAACCCCCGGCTGGCGAACTCCCGCTTCTCGAACTCATCCTTGGCCTCGCCCGGTTTGCGGACGGGGGAAACAACGGAGAAGCCCTTGATCCCGTAGTCTCCGCATTCCAGAGTCACAACCTCGGAACACAGAGAGGGGAAAAGCAGGCAATCCTGTTCACGTGAATCTATGAGGATAACTGGTTGGAGTTGAATCATTGGGTCCCTCAGAGTTACTACATCGCTGCAAAGTCCTTGTGCTTGATCTTCGTGATAATGCGTTCCCCATGCCGGTTTTGTAGTTCGCACAGAGGACGAGCAACAATGCCCTCGGCGATGTGTGTTGTTCCTTCCCCCAAAACGGACGGAAATCCGTGTTTTACAAGTTCCACCATGTCCAGAAGAGAACCCGTACAGGAGCGGGGAACTACCGGGATATTCAGACTGGCTGCGATTTCTTCAATGTTCGGTCGTTCCAACCAGAATGTGCCGATCAAGACATCAAACAGGATGAACCGCTGATCGGGTGAATAGACGCCGCCTTTCTGTATGCCCGCGCCGAAACCCTCTCCGTAAAGCGTAACTGTTGTCTCTTTGAAGACGGCTTGCATTTGCTCAGGGGTGAACGCCTTTTGTAGATACGCGAGAAGGTTCTTTGGAAGGTCCGCCTTGTCGGTCTTGCCAGCAAAGCGAACAGTGGGGGGGATGCACTCGCAATTGTCTAAGGCCCTTGAGCAGGTGAAGATGACGCGAATGTTCATCCCATCAATTTTCTCAGTCAGCATCCAGTCGTTACGCGCTAAATACTCGAATTCGGGCTTGGCGTATTGGCCCAGGAGCAATGTCTTGAACTTCGTTGCGGGGTCTCGCAGAAAGACCGTCTGAATCTTAGGATATTCAACCATATTCGTGTCCTTTCTATTTTGCGGCGGGCCAGAATTTCCATCCCCAAGAGCCGTTAACGCGCTGCGGGGGGCCGGGCCGTTTCCCGGTCAGCTACGTCAAGCAGTATGCAGGTGAGTCAACGTCCCTGGGATTCGTCTTGACTCGTGACCCAGGGATCGTATCTGGCAGTGTAGCTCTGTCCTCCCGCCGCAAACCCTAGTCTCCCGTCACAACCCCGCCTCATGCAAAAACTCAGAGGCAGACATCATAAAAAGGCGGGCGGCGGCGTGGATATCGTTGATGTCCCAAATGGCCGCGCCTGTCATCAATTCGATCTGGGGCTTCTCCGTCCAGCCGGTGAAGCAGACCATCTCCCCGTGCGTGGGGGTAACTTCATTGAGCAGTTCTGTCAACGTCGCGCCCAACTTCCGGCTGAGCCGGCGTTTTCTGACGGGGGAGGATTTGAGGGGTGAGGGTGTCATGCTCGCTTTCCTTTCTATATGCAAACGCGAGGGTTTTATATGCAATGCCCTCACGCTCGTTTCCCCTTCGCCGTCGGCCTGTCAGCCTTGCGCCGTTTCCGAATCTTGGCGGCGCGTGTGGCCGGTGTGGCTTTCGGCGCGGCTCTTCCCTCCAACTGATCCAGCGCGGCCTCGATCTTCCCCAGCGTTCGCACTGTCGGGTTGTCGTTAAGGCCGCATTCGAGACAGGCCAGCGTGTTCATACTGACGCCAGCCACCTGCGCCAGAACCAGTTGCTTGATCCCCAGGGCTTTTCGCCGCGGTTGAATGTTTGCGATGTCCATGCGCTTTGCTCCTCCTTGTCCACAAAACGAGTATTTACCATTGTAAACGCCATGTCAAGAAGAAAGTTTACCAATCTAAACAGCCCGCATCTTATTGTGTCTCTTTGTCTTATGAAGCATTGTTTATTTTTCTAAATTTTATTCTTGCACACCGAACATTGACACGATCTACCGGCTGGCGCGCGGCCTGGGCCTCACGCCGCACGAGTTTCTCAAACCCTTGACAGCCCCAACGGCGCCGGTGCATGATGGACTGAGTTTGGTGATGGAAGGAGGGTCACGCCATGAAACGCAAGACATTGGAGACGGTTAGGATCGTCGTGGCGCGGGTGATTCCGCCGCGGACGCGCCCCTGGCTGGCGGCCGCAGTGCTCGGCATGGTTCTGCTGTGCTGGTTGCTCTGGCTGTTCAGGTGGCAGTATTTTCCAGTGGGTGAAGGTCTCGGCTTGGTCCGCGTCAACCGTTACACCGGCGAGACCGAGTGGATTGATGCTCGGCATTGGTGGCGCAGGCTCCCGAGGTGAGGCCCGGGCAAAAAGAAAGGGGGCCGAGTGGCCCCCTGGTGGACGGGGATTGGCGGATGAATCAGATCTCCCCCGCGCCGCGCATCTTGCCGATCCACGCATCCTCGGCGCTCTGCCGCGCCAACTCCGCCCTCTCCAACTCGTCCAGCCGGTCCACGTACAGTGGCGACGGTGACGCCCGTCCCGACTCCCACCGGCTCACGGCCTGATTCGTCATCGTCCGGCTCAGCCTCGCCGCGAACTGGCCCTGGGTGAGATCCAGCCGCTCGCGCAGGGCCAGGATTCGGGCTGCGGTCCATTTCGTTTTTCGCTTTTTCATTTCGGCTCCTCCTGTTTCCGCCGCTCTCGCGGCCCTTCTCGCGGCCCGGGACCTCGCCCTATCGCCCATTCCCCCAGCGATCCCGCCCGAACTCAGATGGCGTCGCCTTAACCAGGACGAGATGTTTCTTATAGTCGAGCTCTAGGATACGCTTGAGAGCCAGTGCCTCAGCGTAGCCCACCACACAGCCATACTCCTGCGGGGGATCGTCCGGCGAGTACTCCCGCCTGTCTCTGATATAGTACGTCCCTTTCATCATGTTTCACCGCCTTTCCTCTCTGTGTTTCCGCCGCTCGCGCGGCCCTTCTCGCGGCCCAGGTCCAGCGCCCTGAGCCGGAAGAAAGGCCGGGGCCACAACGGCCCCGGCGAAAACCTCACGAGTAAAACCCACTGGCGTCCCGCTCGTACCCCTCCATCGGGACAGGTCGTATCCGCTTGGCCCTCGGAGATGGCCGCCAGTCGGGAATCAGCCCCCGCTCAAACGCATCCACCAGCGTCCGCTCCCGGTCCTCCAGGAGCGCCTCCAGATGATCAATAGTTTGGGCCTCAGTTGTCTGCGATTTCATTTTCGTGCCCTTCCTTTCCTTGCGCTCGGGGTCTCTTCCCCCTCAACTATCCCCACTCTATCAGCCTGTTAATCGCTTGTCAAGCTCTTTTTTTTAATTTATTCAACTATTTACTTCAAGTGCTGATTTCATTCGACTTAACCCTGTGCGATATCGCCCCACTTTGGCATTGACAGCCCAATACAGGCGGTGCAATGGTGGGGGGGTGCCGCCGCTGCGGGTTGTGGGCGGGCGGCGCAGAGATGGACAGAGAGGATCAGTAGCAATGCCAGAGACGCAAGACTTACTCGCCAGTTTCTTTCCACAACAACCACAGACGTTTTCCACACATTCAATCAGCACGGCCGCCGCGCTCATGGCCGTCGGCATCCCGCTCCTGCGCGTCGAGGGTGACCGCGCCTATGCTGGCACTTTCGTCCTTCGCAACAACAACGGCGAGGCAACGCTCGCCGAGGCCGACCACATTGCCGGATGGCTCATGGTTTCGACACGCGACTACCAAGCCGCCAACAATCACGCCAGAAACGCGCTTATGAAATTCAAGGAGGGATTTCAACGATGACTGACACCATAACGCTGCGCCCGAACGATTCACCCTGTCGTTACTGTAAGGAGTCCACTCGCGGTTGCGTGGACACGGTTAATGGCCAAGACACTGTTCGCTGTCAAGTGTGCGGGAAATGGCTCTACAATGCTCCCAAAACAGAGACTGGACGGGAAACACGACCCGTTACAGATAACCGCCATGTATCCACTTCTCGCCGCGAACGAATCTTAGAGCGCGATGGAGGCCGATGCGTACTGTGCGGCGCGACAGTGGATTTGCATGTTGACCATATTCTCCCTCTGAAAATGTGGAAGGGGCGAATAGACGAATCCCGTCTGAACAGCGACGATAACTTGTGGACGCTGTGCAATGCCTGCAATCTCGGCAAGGGCAAATTGCATCTTCCCCCCTTGTGGTTGGTTGCGGCTCTCCTGTCTCGAAAAACAAAGGAGCCTGCGAATGTTGCAACCCGATCAGCTGAACAAGTGTTTTGATCTCGGATGGTCCTTCTGTTGCCTCAAGGGGAAAATCCCCGTGCAGGCGAAATGGCAGTCCGCGCCACGAGCAGACCTCGCCACAATTCAGCGCTGGCTCCGAAACGGGCACAACCTGGGCCTGCGCACCGGCCAGATATCCGGCGGCGTCGTGGCTGTGGATATTGACAACGGCGCGGATGTCACCGGCCTGGACCTCCCCGATACCGTCCAAGTCCGCACCGGATCAGGCGGGACACACCTCTATTATCTGAGCGACGTGCCTCTCCGAAACAGTGTCGGCAAGATCGCCCCGCACGTGGACTTTCGCGGAGACGGCGGCCAAGTGGTTTTCCCCGGCAGCGTCCATCCCGACACTCTCCAAAAATACGAATTTACCCGCTCCCCTTGGGAAATTCCCGTTGCCCCGCTCCCCGCCTGGATTAAAGACACCCTGACCGCCCCCCGCCCTACCCATCCTCCCCCCCCCATTGCTACGCCCGCCCCAAAACCCACAAATGGCATAACCCCGTATGCCGCCGCTGCCCTGGCCGGCGAGAGTGCGACTGTGGCCGCCGCGCAACCCGGAAGCCGCAACCACACCCTCTACACCGCCGCCCTCAAACTCGGCGGGCTGGTAGCCGCTGGCGCACTCCCCGAAAATGACGTCAAGGTTGTCCTTGCGACCGCCGCTATATCCGCTGGCCTGCCTGAAGATGAAGCCCTGAAAACCCTGTCGTCCGGCCTGGCCGCTGGCATGACAACACCTCGCGTTCTGCCAGAACCCACACACAAGCCCGCCCCCCCAGATGCCCCGCCGCCAGACCAATCATCAGAGCCGGAGGCCAGCGCCGCGCCAGAAAACGCCCGTCATTGCACCGACATTGGAAATGCGGAGAGATTCGCCGCCCGCAATATCGGCAAAATCCTATTCGACTGCGCCCTCCAGGGCTGGCGCGTCTGGAATGGCCGTGCCTGGGCCGCCGATAACACCGGAGCCGTAACGCGCCTTGCCGTCGCCACCGCCCGCTCAATCCGTGGCGAAGCAATGGAGGCCACTGACAAAGACCAAGCCGACTCGTTGTGGAAATGGGCGCACCGCTCGGAATCCCGCGAGCGCCTATCCGCCATGATGGACCTCGCTCGCGCTATTCATCCGATGGCAACGCCAGGGCCGCGCTTCGATGCCGATCCTTGGCTCTTTAATTGCGCGAACGGAACATTGGACCTCCGCACCGGCAAACTTCGCACCTTCTCCCCCACCGACCTTATCACCCGCCAGTCTCCTATTGCATTCGACCCAGTGGCGCGACATGAGCTTTTCGACCGCGTGCTCACCGAGGCCCTTCCCGACCCAGACCTCCGCACATATCTCCAACTCGCCGCCGGATATTCCCTCTGCGGCTCTACTCGTGAAGAAGTCATGTTCTTCATCTATGGCCCTGAAGCAAGCGCGAAATCCACCTTTACCGAAGCCCTCTCTCATGTTCTGGGCGGGTACAGCACGACCGCCGACCCAGAGACGTTCCTCAAAAAACAAGGAGACGCCGGTGTTCGCCAAGATATTGCCCGCCTCGCCGGCCTGCGCCTCGTGCTCACGTCCGAGGTGGACGCCGGGAAACAGTTTGCCGAGGGCCTCGTTAAGCGCATCACCGGCGGCGATGTCATGGTGGCCCGATATCTCTACGGCAAGGAGTTCTGTTTCCGCCCCCAGTTCAAGTTATGGCTCGTAGCCAACCACCAGCCCCGAGCCGACGCCCAGGACGGCGCACTCTGGCGCCGCATCCGCGTCTTACCTTTCGATCGCAGCATTCCAAAGGAGCAACGCGATCCCACTGTCAAGCAAACCATGTTGACAGAGTGTGGCCCCGCGCTTCTCGCTTGGGCTGTCCAAGGCTGTCTTTTGTGGCAAAAAAACGGCCTCCGTGACGCCCCAAGGGTGGCAAACGCAACTGAGCAATATCGTGCTGACCAAGACCCGCTTTCCGGCTTCTTTTCAGACCGATGCCATTTCATACCCACCGCCTGGACCATGAGCAAGGACATTTTCAATGCCTACCATGCGTGGGCGGCTGAAAATGGCGTTTCCACGCGCTTCCAGGTATCCCCAAAACGCCTCGCAGAAGCCTTAAAACAAAGAGGATGCCTGTCTCAGCACTTCCGAGATGGATTCGCATGGAGCGGCATTTCCCTCTAAATATCAATCCATCACATCCATCACGCACTCCCTGCCTTGTAAGTCCCTGTATCCTCAACAACGGTGATGGATGTGATGCTTGTGATGCCACTTCCGGTAACTTCCCTCTATGAGAGATACAGCCAGGAAGTTACTGGAAATCCCATCACATCCATCATATCCATCACAATTAGGAATCATTCCTAATAAGGGAAAAGACGAAGAAAAGGCGAAACCGCTGCCCCGAAATCACCAAAACGAAACCCCCAAAAACCACCCCACAAAATCAACTGTCTCTTTTGCTTAATGAGACACCTACGCTTCCCCCCCCCCTTTTTCCTTGTCGTGCCCCCTTGTGTGTCCCCTTAATTATTTTTAGCCCCCTGAAAGATTCTGGCGAATTCCGCCAACTTTTCGCTTGACACGCCAAAGGTTGGCATGATATTTTCTCGGACATGGCTACCGACACAGCACAGCACAGCACAGTTACCGACACAGTACAGCACAGTACAGCTCTCGCGTTCGCATTTCCGCCGCCACAGGCGAAGGCGTGGGAGTCGTTCTGCCGCGCTCGTGTCGCTGGCAAAACCCAACGGGATGCCTGGATCGCTGCGTATCCTGATCGCGCTGACGGGTTGCCGTTCACGACGCAGCGGCAAAACGGCTCAGACTTGGATCGGCGGCCAGAGATTCGCGCCCGCATTGCTGAGATACAGGCTGAGGCGATGGCTGACGCCAAGCACGACGGGGCTGATCTGGTGCGCTCGTTGGCAACCGAGATCGCCGATGCACGCACGATTGAGGATGCGGCCGCGGTCAAGCAACGCCTGGACGCCCTGGAGGATGACGCCCGCGACGCCGGGGTTAACGGCCTCCAGGTCCGTGCCTCCGTTTGCATGTGCCGGGTCAAACTCATCGAGGTCCTGGGCCGGATCAGGTTGCAGGCCCTGGGACATCTCACGCGGTACGCCTCTCGCGCTCGGTTCACGGGGCGAGACGACGCCCCGGTCCGGGTGCAGATCAACTTCGGCGGGGCGGGGCCGGACTCGGTACAGGTTCGGGGTGGCGGCCAAGCCGGCGAGCCTGCCGAGGCCGAGGAGGTGATGCCAGATGCAGGCGAGTGACAGCAAGGGGTGCCAAAAGGGGTGCCAAAGCAGTGTAAGTCCAATGATTACAATGGATGATTCCGCCCTACTAAGGCGGCGTCAGGGGTTTCGGGGCGTTTTGGCTGCGCTTGGGGTAGGGGTGTGGAGGCTGGTGGTGATGCGCCGGCCTGCCCCGTGCCATGCCGGGGGCGGGCGACCGGGACTACCTTCCGGATGGCGGCCGCGACGGGGCGATACGTATCTCCCCCTCAAAAATCCTGGTGCATTTTCCATGCGCGGGATTTCGGTTTTGGGGGTTGGGCGGGGTTCTGGGATGGGGCTGTGGCTTCACTGCGGGCTGGTGGCGGCGTTTTATGGGGTATTGGTGTCACAATATGCGGGTTTGCCTGGTGGCGGGGCTGTAGGGGGCTGTATTGGGTTTCTTGATGGCGGTCAAGGATGCACAAGAATTGGGCGGTTTTAGGAGAGGGTATTAGATGTCACTTTACAAGCCGGGGAGTCCGTTGGAGTACGATGTTCGGGTGACGGCTGCGACGATGGCGGCATTTCATCGGAGCAACGCGGGGATGCGTGTGGCATTGGGGCCTTATGGGAGCGGGAAGAGTGTTGGGATGTGCATGGAGATATTCGTTCGGGCGTCGCAGCAGCGGGCGGGGGGGGATGGGGTGCGTCGTTCTCGGTGGGCGGTGGTGCGGAACACGTATTCGCAGTTGCGGACGACGACGGTGAAGACGTGGCGGGAGTGCATACCGACGAGTTGGTGCCCGATGACGTATGGGAGTCCTTTTCGAGGGGTGCTTCAGTTGCCATTGGATGATGGGACGCGGATCGAGTGCGAGGTGCTTTTCTTCTCGATGGATCGGGAGAAGGACGTGCGGAAGGTTTTGTCGTTGGAGTTGACGGGTGTTTGGGTGAATGAGGCGCGGGAGTTGCTGTTGACGTTGGTTCACGCGCTGGCGGGGCGGTGTGGGCGTTATCCGGCGAAGGATGATGGTGGGCCGTCGTGGACGGGTGTGATAATGGACACGAACATGCCGGATGACGAGCATTGGTTGTATCGGTTCGCGGAGAAGGGGGCATGGCGGACGGAGTTCACGGAGTTACAGAACAACCCGGCATGGATGCGGGAGCAGTTGCTGGTTTACCTGGGGGGCGGGAAAGATGCGGAGGTGATAGCGGATCGGACGATTGCGCAGTTGGCGGACACGACGATTGACGAGGGATTTCGGGCAGAACAACATGAGTGGAAGTTTTGGCGGCAGCCGGGGGGGTTGGTGCGGTCGCCGGACGGGAAAGGGTATTTGCCGAATCCGGCGGCGGAGAACATTCAGCATTTGTCGGAGGGGTATGGGTATTACCTGAAAAAGTTGGCGGGTCGGTCGCTCGAATACATCAAGACGAACTACTTGGCGGAGTACGGGAGCACGTTCGAGGGGCGGCCCGTGTATGAGCCGTACTGGAACGAGGCGCGGCACGTTTCTAAGGCGCCGATTGAGATTGTGCGGGAGTTGCCGTTTTATCTTTTTTGGGACTTTGCGCTTCATCCGGCTTGTGTGGTGGCGCAGTTGCTTCCGACGGGGCAGTTGCGGGTGCTGCGGGAGTTGTGGCATGAACATGCGGGAGTGAAGCAGTTTGCGCAGGAGATGGTGATGCCGATGCTCGCGGCGGATTTCAGCGGGATGCGGCTTGCGGGGGCGTGGGGGGACCCAACGGGGAACACGGGTTCGCAGGCGGATATCGAGGTCAATGCCTTTGCCATGTTGGAGTCTCTGGGATTGCCGGCGTTGCCCGCGCCGACGAATCTGTTTCCGCCGCGGCGGGACGCGGTGCTGGAGTTTCTTCGGCGGGTAGGTGGATTTCTGTTGGATCTGAATTGCCGACTGTTTCGCAAGGGGTTCAACGGGGGGTATCGCTACAGTCGGATTCAGTGTGTGGGTGAGGAGCGGTTCCAGGAAAAGCCGGTGAAGGACAAACACAGTCACATTCAGGATGCTTTGCAGGCGGGGTGTTTGGGATTGCTTGGCGCGGATCGCGTGGCGCGGGAGACGGCGCGGCGGGTTGTGCCGCCGCCGTTGGATGCGCGTTTGGTGTGGGACAGCATAACGTGAGAGGGGATATTCAATGGATGATAAACAGTATGAAGTGGATCATCTCTGCGGTCGCTTTCTTGGTAAGGAGATGATCGAAGCGGGTGCTCCAAGTGAGTTAGAGATTGTGCCAGAACAGGACTATTTTGTCGAGTTAATGCACTGCAATGGGCGCGTTTTCAGTTTCAAGATGTGCCCCTGGTCAGAACGTCCAGTGAATATCATTCATTATCCACTTACTGAGAAAGTGCCCCACAGCATGACGTGAGGCGTTGGAAATCATAAGATGTTGACGCGGGAAATCTGCAAGATATGCCATCAAGAAAACCCGATTGGGTTTGTTGTTCCAACCGCGTTGTGGCGTATTGTTATCCCAAAGGAACACTGGCATCATGTGGTGTGTATCTCATGTTTTACTCGCATGGCTGACAAAAGGTTGCTGGAATGGGATGCGGACATTGTTCTTTATCCTGTCAGTGCCTATTCCCTTTACGGATGGACCCACTAGACAAAATAGAATGGAGGACTGAAACAGGATCGCTTGGTGGTGGCGGGTTTGACCAAATGGTGGTAAAATACACCAAGATTGTGCTTGACAGGGCGGGGCGGGCGTGATATGTCGGTAAAACAGGTGGACAATAAGCGGGGCGGCGGGACGCCGGAGACCCTATCCCCCGGCCAAGTTGTCCATCAGTTTGTGGATGAGCTGGCGCAGCATGAATTTGGAGGGGCGATTGAAATAATCCTGCATCACGGGAAGATTCGGGGAGTATCTCATGTCCAGGTGTTTCGCAGGCCGATAGCCGAGGTGCTGAGTGAGTTGGGAGAGAATGCAAATGGTTCCTTTTCCAAATGTCTCAAGCAAAAGGACGAAAATGTATGAGAAGATCAAGGCGGGTGTGTTCGCAAGGGAGCTGAAAGGCGGGGCGTCACGAATGCAGGCGCTCAAGGAAGCGAAGAGGGTGGCCGCGGCGACGGTGAACAAGAACCGCAAGCCGGGCCAGGCGCCGATCACGCACAAGAAAGGCAAATGACTATGGCTAAGAATACGCATAAGGTCAACAAGAAGAACTGGGAGGCGTGGGGTAAGGAAGGGCAGGCGGTGTTCAATCGCCTCTGGTACAGATTGAGTCCTGAGATACTTCCGACTGAACGGAAAAATCCGGTAGTCCGAATGAAGATGACTCAAAAAGAGTTCAATGTTCTGCGGTGGAATGTGTGTTGGACGGCTGCGGACATGGTAAGAGATTTCAGTGAATCCGCTCTGGACAGTGAACAGTGACCAGTAGGCTGTGAGGCGGGAAAGGGGAAGAATTGGGCGGCGGCGTGGTAGCGCCGGGGTAAGGTGCGTTCCTATGGGGAGCAAAGTGACGAAACTACTCTACTTGACGGGCGCGTGATGATCCATAGGAGATACCGATGATAGGAGCCAAGTGGGGAATCTGGCCCGCCCAATAAAGCGCGGAAGGGGAAAATGATGGCGGATAAGGTCACACGTCGGGGGTTGCTGGGCCGTGGGTTTGCGCTTGTTGCGGGGCTGTGGGGGGTGAAGATGTTGCCAGCTCAGGAAGTCAAGGGGCGTTCGGATGTGATGAGTCTTCGCAAGCCTCTTACTGATCGAGAAAGGCGACTGTATGAGGACTTGAACAAGGTTATGCCCTCGTTGGGCAGGCCTCCTTATTGGTATTCGGTTAATTGGGTTGACGATGACAATGACGGAAAGACTTTTCGCACCCGTTGTGCTGTGTTTTCAATTAAGGATGTAGCCAAGGTTTTTGATGCCTTGATGAGAATGAAAGCCAATGACATAGTAACGCGAGTGTTTGTTGGTTGTCGTGTGCGCCTTCACGGTTGTCCCATGTGCGGGAACGAAAGAGGCAGATGATGTCGGATCAGATCACACGTCGAGAAGCAGGTTGCACCAAGTAGCATGACATAGCAGTTGGGCGTTCTTGGATTTCCCAAGCCCCATTTCCGCCAAGCGCGGGGATGGGGCTTTTTCTTTTGCGCCGGAGACAACTCAGATGGAACAAGCTCAAGTACAGCCTCTCACTTTCCGCAAATTCTCCAACCCACCCCCGCAGGAGGAGTCTCCGGCGCAAATTCAGATTCTGGACGGCCTTACGGCGTTCATCATGGCGAAGTTTTCCGAGGCGATGGATTTCAAGGACAGCTTCGTTACGAACCTGCTTTTGCAATCGGACCGGCAGGTCCGGGGCGAATATGAGCCGGCCAAATTGGCGAAGATCAAGGCGCTCGGCGGAAGTGAGACGTTCTGGAACGTCACGGCGTCCAAGTGCAACACGTTCGTTGCATGGGTAATGAGCGAACTGAACCCGTATCGGAAGAAACCGTTTAAGTTCACACCGACGCCAGTTCCGTCGCTCCCCGATGAAGACATTCAAAACATGCTTCAGCAAGTACATGCGCAGTTGGACATGGTGGCGCAGACGACGGGTCAGTTTGCGGTGGAGGCGGATATTCAGGCGGCGACAGACGCGGTTATCGAAGCGTTTGAGAAGAAGGCCCGCGAGCGCATAGAGAAGATGGAAAAAGTCGTCAGTGATCAGATGATCGAGGGCGGTTTCTATAACGCGCTGGAACAGGCTCTCCGGGACATGGCCATTTTCCCGTTCTGTGTTTTGAAGGGGCCGATGATTCGCGCTTCCAAGATACTGAACTGGGAGAACAAGGCCATCGTGCCGAAGGTGGTTTTGCGCCCGGAGTGGTATGGTGTCTCGCCTTATGACATTCTCTGGGACCCTCACGCTCGCAACATCGGCGATGGTTATATCATCGAGATCGTAACCTGGGTCCCGTCGCAGTTGTACGACATGCGCGGGGTTGAGGGCTACAACACCAAGGCGATTGACGCCGTGCTTGCCGCTGGGCCGGGGGGGAACCGGGTGTATCGGAAGGACTCGACCGGGGCCAGCACGATTGCCACGCTTCAACACCAGCCGCAACCCGTGGGGGATACGTACACGCGGGACCAGATCGAGAGTTTGGAATTCTGGGGATCGGTTCAGGGCCAGTTGCTTCAGGAATGGGGAATGCCGGAAGAGAAGGTCCCGGACCCCATGAAGTATTACGACGTGTGCGCTCTCTTGGTGGGGGAGCACGTTGTTCGCGCTATTCTGAACCCAGACCCGCTTGGTGAAAAACCCTACTACGCGACCAGTTACAAGAAGACGCGCGGCGTGCTCGGCCAGGCAATACCGGATTTGATTCGGTATCTTCAGAATGCTTACAACGCGACCATGCGGGCATTGATGAACAACCAAGCCTTTGCCAGTTTGAGCATGATGGCCGCCGATATGAGTTGCCTGAGCGCGGACGATATCGCGGCCATTCGCACCCCCACGCCGGGCAAGGTCATTCTCTACGATGGGTCGAAATTCGGCAGCGTGACGCGAAGGGCGATGGAGTGGTTCCAGCCGCAGGACAACTCCGCCTCGTTGCTCAATACGTCACAGGTGATTCAGAACGAGATTGACGACGCGAGCCTTGTGCCGCGCTTTGCAAGCGGCGCGTCAAACATGAGCGGTGCGGCGGACACTTCCTCCGGTCTGGCGCAGTTGACGGATATGTTCTCGAAGGGGGTTGCTGATTCAATCTGCAATCTGGACCGGGATGTCATTGGGCCGAGCGTTACCCGGATGTATCGCTGGAATCTGAAGAATCACCCGGACGAAGGGATCAAGGGCGACGCCCAAATCATTCCGGGCACGGCGCAACAGAACATTCAGTATCGTCAGGCACTCCGGTATCAGTTGGAGTTCTTGGACCGCACGAATAACCCGACGGACATTCAGATCATCGGTATTGAGGGGCGGCGGCGCGTCCATGAGGCCGCAGCGGAACTTCTCCAAATCCCGCCGCATGAGGTTGTGCCGACGACAGAAGAGTTGGCGAGACGGATGCAGCGCGAGGCGCAGGCCGCCGTGCAGCCGATGGGATCGTCGCGGGCGATTCCGGGGGAGGGAGAACCGCACCCGGCGGAAGGGGCGGCGCGGAATCAGGGACAGATGCTTGGGCGGGGCAGTACGCCGCCCGGAAAGAATATGCCATGAACATTACCATTCGAGTGACAGAGGAAGAGGCGAAGGACATCCGCAACAACGCGGACAATCGAGGCGTTCGCGCCATTCTCAGCGTCCTTGCCCGCGCAAAAGACAACCATTTGTCCGCCTTGCTCAGCATACCCGTTGACACTGATGCCGCGCTGTGGGCGTTGCGCGGGGGGGCGCAAGGAGTGGACGCACTCTGCCGACTTTTTGCGGAGAGCCTTGAGAACAAAGGAAGCAACCCCGGAACACCGGACGAACCGACTCCGGGACAAACCATAATCCAGAACACCGATTAACGCCGACTCTGGATGGAAAGGCGGGACATCATGTCCCCAAGTACGTTCACAGAAGAAGAGCTGGACAGAATGCCAGCACAGGTGCGCGCGCAGTACGAAGCCGTCAACCCCCAGCAGCAGGCTGACGCTTCGCCACAAGCGGCTGTCGTTGTTGAGACGCTTTCCACTTCACCGGAGAAAACGGAAGACCAGAAACCTGAGAAGGCCGCTGATTCCGCGCCCGCTCCTGAAACACGGGAGGTGCCAGAACTGAAGACAGAAAAAGCGCAAGACGCCGGGACTCGGCAGGCTGAGGAAGAGGATTGGGAGCACAAGTACAGGGTACTTCAGGGCAAACTTGACAACGCGCGGCAGTCAATGATTGAGCGGCAGGAGAAATGGGAGGGTAAGATTGAACAACTTTCCCAACAGATCGCAGAACTGGCACGCCAACGGGGGCAAACAGAACCTCCGGTTGTGCAAACGCCTTCATCTCCGCCTCAAGGTCAAGTTCAACTGACTGCGGAGGAAGAGGAATGGTTCAAGACCGATCCAACGCTTCGCACGGCTGTTGAAAAAATCGCGGAATCCAAGGCCAGTCCCTATCAGGAGAAGATTGCCAAGTTGGAATCTGAACTGACTGATTTGAGGGATACCACCACTCGGTCTCGTTCGACGCAGTTTTGGTCGGATGTCCTTCAGGCCATTCCCGATTACACCGCCTTGATTCAAGACCGGACCTTCATGGGTTTACTCTACGAGTACAATCCCGTTTTCGAGAAGACACTCTTTGATGCGGCCCAGAGTGCGCTTGACAACTTCAATCTCAAGCAGCTCGTGGCGGTTTTCAAGGAAGCGCGGAAGAAGGCGCCGGTCCAGAAACCGGCGGCTTCGCTCGAAAGCGAAGTGATGCCCACGCGCCCCGGTCCCGGTGCTCCCCCTGTCGTCAAGCGGCCCGAGCGGTACACGTTGGAGCAGTTAAAGAGGCTCCACAACGAATTGCTGCAAGGGGACCTTGGGTCCCCCGAAAGCGTGAAGTTACGCAACGAACTTGATGCCGCGGTACGCGAGGGTCGTGTTGAACTTCCATCTACAGGATAAAACGTTCCCGACGCCCCGCGGCCGGGAGGAAATACCATGTGTGCTTACCCGATAGTCCAAGGCGGCTCGTCTCAGAGCGGGATAATGATTCCCGAAATCTGGGCACTTGGATACAACGCTGAATTCTACCTTCGCACTGTGTTCGGCGAGATTGCCAACACGCGATACCAAGGACAGATCACAAAGCAGGGGGATGCCGTCAACATCATATCTCTGCCCGATGTGTCCGCTGCCATTCACGATCACACTGACGAAGAGGATTTGGAAGTGGACATCGTGAAACCGAGCAAACAAACCCTGCTGATTGACAAGGGGAAGTATTTCAACATCAGCCTCTCCGATGTTCAGGCCGCTCAATCGGCGTACAAGGATTACCCCGAGGCCCTGAAGCGACACTTCGCTCATGCGATGAAGGCCAAGATTGACAAAGAAATCCTGGAAGCCATTGTTGCTTCCGGCCACTCTAAGAACATCGGCAACAACACGGGGAACAAGAGTGGCTTGCTGACTCTGGGCGTGACGGGGAGTCCTGTGAACGTCACCGCATCGGATGCCATTGTGAAGCTTATTCACTTGGCGGGATGCGCCTTGGATGAGCAGGACATCCCTGACGAAGGTCGGTGGATGGTTCTGCCTGCGCTGGCAATCAGTTACATCAAGCAGAGCGATCTGGCGAGCGTCAGCGTATCTGGCGATTCCGTTTCGATGCTGAGGAACGGCAAGTGGGGCATAGTGGATCGGTTCACGATCTACATGTCCAACAACGTGTACACGGCTGGCGGGGAATGGTTCCCATTGTTTGGTCACAAGAGCGCCCTGACGTTTGCCGCCCAGGTCACGGTGGCGGAAAATTTGCGGAACCAGAAGCAGTTCGGCGACCTGTCCCGGTATCTGCATGTGTTTGGCTACAAGGTCGTGAAGGACACGGCACTCGGAACCCTGTGCATTGACTACTCGTAAGGGTAGCCGGGAAACTCAAGCAATCTCCGGGGGCGGTTCATAGCCGCCCCCGGAGACAAGTTACATCCAAGGAGGATAAGAAAATGAACACGATGAAGAAGCACAACGTAACGACCACCCTGTTGTTTCTCGCCATTGCGTTCGTGGTGGGGATAATCGGGATGATCGCGCTGGACAGAAATATGAGTTCTGCCGCAACCGAGGACCTTCGCCCTGCGGTGGAGGCCGAGCGCGCCAGCATCCCGGCGGTTGGAGTGGGCCAGACGTTTCAGTTGCTCCGGCACGTGGATTTCGCGGATGACCCGGCGGGTGACCCGGTCACCAGCTACACGATCCTGACGATTCCCATGAACACCTACGTCAGGGCCATTGTCACGAAAGTTACACGGGCGGAAGGCGCGGCGGACGAGTTCGATATCCAGTTTTCCAATCTGACGGCCGAGAGCGAAACGGTAAAGGTGAATGAGGTTTCGCTCGCGACGATCAATGCGGCCGCGATAACCGCGATTGACGAGATCAAGACCACGGATACCCTCGTGAGCATCAACACGGGGGCCGACGGCGACGGCGGCGGCGCTACAATCCTGACCGTGGCCGCGGTGGACATCTGGATACTATGCGAGCGGTTGCCCGGCATTTCCGGCGATGAGGATTAACCCGGATTGACGCAATTTGGGGGAGAGGCGATTGCACGATCACGCAACTCTTGGCTTCACACGCCTCGTTACGCATTCAGCCTCTCCCCTAATTTTTCTGAGTGGAAAGGGAGTGTTATGCCGAAGTACCTACGCAAGACACACGCGGACGGGGGCACGTCGTTATGGCCTTACACAGAGGTCCTGGCGACGCAGAAAGGCATGGTCCCTGTCCCGGATACTGAAGATTCCCAGCTCGTCGAGAAACCGGCCACGCCGGAGCCGGAGGCCGCCCAACCAGAGAAACAGCCCCCACCGGATGACGGGGACGATCTGTTTGTCCCGCTGAAGCGCGGTCCGGGCAGGCCGCGGAAGAACGTTTTGTAAAGGAGATGGCCGATGCCGACCGTTGTGTGTGTGCCTATCCGATCCCGCGAGTTCGAGTTCGACAATGACGACTTGGTGGAGGGGGTGCTGACGTTGGAGCATGGGCTGCACTGCAATGCACCGTCCGTGCCGGTCTATGACAACAACGGGGGGTTGGTGATCGTGGCGCCGAAGGTGGTGGATGAGGACACGGTGGAGGTGGATTTGACGAATGCTCTGCCCATTGCGGGCACTTGGAGAGCGAGTGTGTTGACATAGGGGGGGAGAAAGATGCGGAACTTGAGGATGATCCTACGGGCTGGCGTGATGCTGGCCTTTTTCATTTTGAGTGGGGCGACTTGGGGGGCGACCGTGCTTCCGGTGATCCCGAATCAACATCTTCGGGGGAGCCTGGGGGTGGATGGGGCTACGAGTTTGACGACGCTTCAGGTGAGCGGGGCGACGACGTTGACGGCGCTGTCGGTGCAGAACCTGCGCTATCCGGCGACGGATGGCACGGCGGGGCAGGCGATTGTGACGGACGGGGCCGGGGACTTGAGTTTTGACAATCCGCCGAACGTTCACAACGAGCTCCATGCGATGACTAGCGAGCTGGCGCACGAGGGCAGTCCGCGAGTGATATTCTACTCGGACGCGGATGGGCATATTCAGGAACGCGCACTTAATGTCCAGGCGGAATATGAGACGCCGTGGTTTTTGGTGGACACGGGCGGCGTTGGCAGTCCGGGGTTGGTGCGGTTGACCGTTGCGGATATTCCGGCGGCGATTGCGCGGGATTCGGAATTGCACACCCGCAGCCACACGATGACCGGTACGAGCGACCACACGGCGGGGAACTGGAAGATTTTCTACACGAACGGCAGTGGGCAGGTGGTGGAACTGCTTACCGGCGCGAGTTACTACATTTTGACGGGGAATGGCACCGCTGCTGCCCCGTCTTGGCAATCCTTTTTGACATTGATGTTGGCGTTGGATGGGGCCGCAAGTGGGTTGGATGCGGACCTTTTGGACGGGCAACATGGGGCATATTATCAGCCTTTGATTGCTGCCGGAACCACGGCGCAATACTGGCGCGGCGACAAGAGTTGGCAAACCCTTTCGTACACGAATGTCAGTGGCACTCACCCGATGACTGCTACGCACACGTCCGGGAACAACAAGGTTTTTTACGGAAGTAGCACGGGGGTTTTGACGGAACTGGCATTGGGGGCGGATGGGACTTTCTTGGAGGCTAAGGGGACTACTTCCTCGCCGGTTTTTGCGGCGTTGACGGATACGGTGATCCCGGATGCGATCACGGTTTCGAGTTCAGGGACGGTGGCTCCGGGGGCGATCAAGGGGTCGGGGACAATTGGGGAGGCTTACATTGACCCTCTGATTGCCCGGCTCACGGACCTGGACACGAGCACGACGGTTTTCATTCGGAACGATGTGACGGCGGCACAGACGATGATCGGGACGCTGGCGATGCCGGGGCTGGCGGTGGGGGAGTCCACGACTGCGCCCGCGCCGGGGCAGGTGAAGGCGGTGAGCAGCACGGGTGCGGGAGTGTTTACTTCAATTCAGAAAAATGCCACAGGGCCAACGAGTCAAGGTCCGAGCCTCGGAACAATAGCAACGGATGTGGACGGGGCCTATTGGGTAGACGATAACAACATTTTACTGGCGGATGGGGCCTATGCTTATTCAACAACCCCAAGATCACGGATAAGATCAACCGGGATGACCTGGACAATTCCATCTGGCGCAGTATTCAGTGGTGTTGAGATCACCGTAAATGCGAAGTATGCCGGGATCAGCCGCGTTTTACATGCTCGTGTTGTTGATGACACGGGAGTCTATCTGACGGCGGATTCCTACCAATCCATCACGACCGATTTTGCTACCTACACTTTCGGGGGGGCGGGCAATTTGTTGGGAGCAACGCAGTCCGGTCTTGCGGCATTCTATGATGCGAGCAAGAAAGCGGATTGTGGCGTGCAGATTTACGCCGCGTCAGGAACGGGCACGACGGTTTATGTGGACTGGATCAAGTTGAAGTTTTATTACTCCGTGTCGGGCACGGATCAGATTTGGAGCGCGGGGACGAATTCGAGCGGGAACTGGGTAGTTGCGAAGGCGAATGATCTGACAAGCGGGACGGCCTTGACGTTGGCGCAGGCGACGCGGAACGCGACTTTCACGGGGACCATAAACACGACGGGGGGCGTGTTCGAGGACACCGACGCCGAAGACCTGGTGCTGAGGACGAACTCTCAGGAGAATCAATTGGTGTTGAACAGCACGGGCGGGTACGTGGGGATCGGGACGGCGGCTCCGTCTTACGCATTGACCGTAGCAGGTTTGATCTACGCGACTGCTGGTGTTTACTCCGCGACGATTAACTATGCCCCATCGGTATATGCTACGGGAACTTTTGTCAGCACTATTCCGACTGTAACATATCGTAGCACGGCTATCTTAGGCGCGATGGGATTACGCAACGGCGCGCAAGCAGTAAATGCTGGGTACAACTGTGTGGGGTTGTATTCCGCGCCAGCATTCACGGAAGCTGGGTCGGACAAGCACAAGTTGCTAGCAGGAGCAGGGTTTTTTATACCGACAATCACAAATGCTGGGGCAACAGTCTCGCATACAGCAAACGTGTACATAGAGGGAGCGCCGTCCGCAACGGGGGCAGCGGGGAACTATGCGCTTTGGGTAGATGCTGGAAACGTGAGAATTGATGAGGACGTGCTAACATCCGGTAGTATTAAGTTAGCTACCGATGGTAGCGGCACTCTAGATATAAATGGGACTACGCGGCTTGATGCAAGCGGGAACGCGACGCTGGGAACGGTGGCCTCTGGGGCTGTTACGATAACAGGAGCTGCTGGCTCTCCGACGACCCCTGCTAATCCGCTTGAGATTTCGACCGCAAAAGACGCGGGTGTGGATGTAAACCCAAGCCTGAAATACTATCAGGCGGATGTAACCACGGCTGATGCGACGGTGACTACGATCCTGACGATTCCGATTCCGCAATATAGTGTTTGCACCATCCAGGTGACGATCAATGGAGTATGGGCGACAGATGCCAGCAAGGGCGCAGGATACATCGGAGCGGCGACTTATACTAACCAGGCTGGCACGGCAACGCCTATCGGTACAGCTACAGCAATTGCCGGCCACGAATCCGATGCGGCGCACGACTACACCTTTGCGTTCAGCAGTGGCAATGCACTTGTGAGGGTGACCGGGAAAGCAGCCACAAGTATGAAGTGGAGCGCGACGGCAACGCGGCACATTGTGGGGAACGGAGCGGCGGATTAAGAGGTGAAACTGACGGCGCACGGGATATAGGAGGGGGCAATGCGGAAACTGGAAAACGGAACTCTGACGTGGGGCACCATCGTGACGATCATCCTGTCGCTGCTGGGGGCCGGTGTTTTCCAGGTGACGGTAAATGCCCGGCACCAGGCGCAGTTGGAGGCGCTGTCGGTTCTGAATCTGAAACGGGATCGTTGGGAGCAGAGGATAGAGGCGAAATTGGACAAGGCGCTTGAGATGCTGTACACGCGCACGAGCGATGGGGTGAAGAAATAGGAAGCGGGGGCGTCTGAGGGGGTGACAGGACAATGGCAGTTAAGATTGAGACCACATATCCGACGGGGCGAGGGCTGGCGGCGACGCTGGAACGGCTGGACAACGGCAAGCGGTGGCACAACGACGCGAGCCATGGGGCATGGGAAAACCCAGCCGTGTATGGCGACAACGCGATTGCGTTGACTGAGGGAAGCTCCGGCGACAAGGCCCTTCAGAACTACACAGGCACGACGCTGGGGGATATGGGGAGTCCGGGGAAGGTGCGGATTAGAATCCACGAGCCATCGTTGAGCATGGTGGTGGGGATGGCGGACATCTATGTGCTGGCGAACGTGGAGGTGAGCGAGGCGGCTTATACGCTGGCGGCGGATTTCGCGGCGATCCCGGCGGCGGTGGAGGCAGCCCTGGTGGCGGATTTCGCGGCGATACCCGGTGCGGTGGAGACCGAGATGGCGCTTAAACACGGGGATGGAAACTACGTGAGCATCCTGGGGTCCGGCGCCGATGCGGTGGGCTTGACGCTTTCGATTGAGGGTGTGGGCGTACCGGGGTTCGCGGTGTGGATCACGAACGACGCGGCGGGTGACGAGGTAGAGGCGGGGAGTCTGGCGACCGACGATAGCGGCCAGGTTCAGACGATGCTCACTGACGGGCAAACGTACTACCTGTGGGCTAATGCGCCGTCCGGGTACAACGACCTGGTGGGGGAGGAGTTCGAGGCAAACTCGGCGGAGGGGAACGAGTTCGACGTGACGGCCATTTCCGCGCCAGCCCTGGGGTCCAGCGTGTATGACCTGATCCCATTGGTCAGCCCCTATCTCACCAAGTGCCCAGAGCCGGTAGTCAAGGCGGCCTTGCGCGCAACTGCCCTGGAATTCGTCCAGGAGAGCGAGGCCCTGGTTGAGATTCAGTCTGTCACCGTTTCCGAGGCGGGCGACACAATCGCCCTGGTTTCCGCCTACGATTGCTTGACGAAGCGCGTAATGTCCATTGACCTCAACAGCGAGCAGGTGGTCAAGACGGACTATGTGGTGGGCGAGGACGCGAGCACGGGCGAGGAAGAGGTTGTGTTCGAGTATGACCTGGACGTTTCCGATGTTCTGGATATCACCGTGGTTCTGTTGCCGAACGTGAGTTGCTACGAGTATCCGGCGTCCTTTGTGGCGCGGTGGGGCACGGCGATCTCGCAAGGCGCGTTGGCGTGGCTGTGCTCAATGCCAAAGAAGCCGTGGGCTGACCCGGACTTCGCAAAGCTTTGCGACCGGCGATTCCTGGACGGCGTGGCGCGGGCGAAGCGCGAGATGGTGGACCTGATGGAACACGACAATACGGAGATGACGCTGCCGAATTTCGAGTAGGAGGCCGGACATGATTGTAAGCGAGGTGATTACCAGATTACGGGACATCCTGAACGACAATGCCGTCAATGACGAGGATAGGCGGTGGCCTAATGCTAAACTTTGGCCGCATGTGGACACAACGCAGAAGGTCATCCTGCTTACGTGCTCGGAGTTCCGCCTGAGTGCGGCGGGAGTTTACCAAACGCCGGGGGCTGTCACGGGCATGGGATCAGCCTTGATGGTGCCGGACGAATACAAAGAAGCGATGGCGTCCTTTGTGGCGCATTTGGTGCTGACTGATGACAACTCCGACACGAACAACGCGGCGCAGGCCGCCGAGTATTTGAAGCGGTACGAACGCCTGATGATCGCCACCAAGTAGGAGAGTGAGATGCCCAATCCGATTGTCCTGTCCCGATTCGGAGGATGTTTTCCTGAGCTGGCTCCGCATAATTTACCTGATGGGGCTGCTTCCGATGCCTTGAACTGCGATCTGCGCTGGGGCAAGATCACGGCCCTGCCAAGCACATTGCCAGACGCGACAACCGTTGGCGGCGAAGTGGCTCCGGGCGACTTGTTTCTGCTGCGCAAGGCGAAGATGCCGGTGTGGGCGGATTGGAGTCCGTTGGTTGCTAACTTTGGGACTACTCGTGTTTTGGTAGGGACTGAGACTGTGCCGGGATGGATTACTCTTGAAGCGGGTGTGTGGCTTCAAGCGGTCAAGCTTACCGTTGATCCCGCATTTGATTTTGATACGCTCCAGATTGATTTGTTTGATGTCGACGGCACTCCATTAAAATTGTATTATGATGTTTATTGGGAGCCACCCAACATCATTCGTATTGGATATGAAATATGTAAGATTGGCCATCGTGGAACACCTGTTTCTTATAGGTTTGGCGCATCTGGGGGTCCAACGGCAGATATGACAATTGCGCTTGGGTCTGGTAATTTTCGCGTTCCAGATGTATATTCAGTTCTTGGCCCTTCATTCTATGTTGGGTTTGCAAAAGGTGAAAAAGGTTATCCTGCAACGGTGGCATCACTTGGGAATACCGGTCCTGCTTCGCCTGGAATATTGGGGGGAGTTGTTTCGATTGTTCGTGACACGAAAACCGTGGCCTATGTCTCATGTGCGGATGTGCAGATTACGAGTCTTGCGGACAGCGAAAGTCCGATAGCTGGAGCGGATTATCACTTGGACTTCATTCCCGCGAGCAAGGGCGAGATCGTCCTGAAGGTCGAGTTCCCCTACGACAAGGAGCGGTCGCTGTACTACGCGGCGACGGCGTTGTACCAGAATCCCGATGATATTGAGGATGTCACTGAGGGACCACTTGGATACCGGCAATGGGTTAGTGATTCTGAGTTGGGTGATCCGGTCGAAATTGTTGTTCCCGAAGGGCAACGTCCGCAGATGACTCTTGCTCTGCAAACCACTCCTGCGTCTAGCAAGACGGTAACGCATATCCGGGTGTATCGGGCGACTCAGGCGGCGCGGGGATGGAAACGTGTGCAGGATGTGACTGAGGCGAACTGGTCATCCTGGACAGACGACGTGCTTGCCCCGCAAGGGGACGAGGTTCCGACGTATGGGAATGCGCCCACTGTTAATCCTTTCCGAAGCACCACGATTATCATGCCTGGGCAGTTCGCTTTGGGATGGACGAATACGCCAACCCCTCGCGTCTATCCCTCAGAGGTTTTCGCGTTTCACATCTATCCAGAAGAATACTACCTTGAGTTCAATGCGGCTGATCCCATCCAAAAGATGATCGGGGTGGGTTCCGGGGCGGTTCTTTTTACCACGAGCAAGGTGTATTGGATTTACGGGTCTGATCCGGCACAAATGGCTTACATACTTCTGTCGGATACAAAACCGCTCTTGGATGCAGACACGATTTGTCGGGATGGGGACTCGGTTTACTACATCTACGGGGATTCTCCGACGCCCCCTGCTTCGCACGTTTACGATGCTGGTGTGGCCAAAGTGACGGGGGGACAACTCACCAGTATCTCGGAACCGTTTCTGAGTCGGGCCACTTTCTACGCCAAGATTGCGACGTGGGTTGCAACTGCTTTGGTGGTTCGCGCCAGTGAGGGGATGGTTTGGTTTGGGAACGCAACTCAGGGGTATGTGCTTGAACCGAATCATACCGTGGAAGGGTACGCGCTGGTTCCGTATAACCTGACGGGGAGCACACATCCGATTTCTGGCTTCACTTATGCCAACACGGTGCTGTGGCAAAGCAAAGAGTGGCAATTCGATGAACCGATCAACCTGGCGACCTTGCATTATTTGGGTTCCACCAGTGCAAAGGTGACTGTCATAGGAGATGATGCTTCTACAGTCAACTCTGTGGCAGACAAGTCCGTGACTTCACTGACGGGCCTGAATACGTCTCAGGGCGTCCGGCGTTTGAGCGTTCTGGTGCATAATCCATCGTCTGGCGCGGCCTTGGGCGCGGAACGCCTCTCCCTTGCGCCGCGTGTGGCAATTCCTGTCAAGGACGACCCGATCCGGGTCACTCCGGCGGACGTTGCGCCGGACGGGACGTGCTGGTTGCAGTTCGTGAACGCGGGGCGGTTCAGGGGCGGGGTGTTGTACGCCAAAAAGGGCGGCGGGGTGGTGACTTTGACGCAACGGCCATAAGAGAGAGGGCTGAGTGCTGAGGAAGAGGGCATCGAGAAGACAGACGGGAAAAAGGAGAGACTAACATGGCAAACGTGGACAATCTGAGTTTCAGCGCATTTATGGATGACCTGGGGGGCGCGGCGGATGCGCTCAGGCCGCTCAAAACGCGGATAGACTCGCTTGTGGCGCGGGCGGCTCTGGCGGAGTTTGCGGCGATTGCGGCGAGTCATAGCGGCAGTGACGTGGTGGTGCGTATTCGGCCCGACGCGGAGAGTCTTCCCGTGCTGAAGATGAGCAACTATAACGATCTGGTGTACGCACTGGGGTTGCTCAAAAATACTCTGGACGCGATCACACCGGCAACGCTGGAGGTCTTCACGCCCAGGGCGGCGTCGTAAGGAGTAGTCAATGGCTCTTGTTCCGCATTTCGTGACATCGGCCGGCAGCGACACATGGGCTAACTCTGCCGTGTACACCACACCGTGCTCGCTCTCAACTGCTATTACCAACGCGACGGCTGGAGACAAAGTCTGGATACTGTCTGGCAATTATACCCGGACGGCAAGTGATGCACCAGCCAACGTTGGGACTGTAGGAAGCCCCGTTATCTATGAGGGATGCACGTCGTTCAACACGGGTACGCCAACTCCTATTACGCCGACTCGCGCTGGCGGACACGGAGCGCTTGATACAACTGGGATGCCAGTAATCGCGTACAATGCGACCTATCAGATGGCTTGTGCTAGTGCAGCCTTTGTTGAGTTTGTGCATCTTAACTTTACTGGGGCTATTAACGGCAATTTTGTCGGCACAACCTCCTCAACAAATACGATCTCTATAATTGAGTGCGTTGGGACCAATTCCACGTCTGGAACTCTTGCGGTGTGTTTCTACCGGGCCATAAACACAGTGAATTGCGATGGCTTTCTAACTGGCGCCACCAACAGCAGCTATGTGTACAAACTGGACGGCGCTGTTGCGCGCTGCGTGAATTGCCAGGGCACAAACTCCTCAAGTGCCGGTGTTGGCATATTTGGCATGGGCGCTTCGTCAGCTTTAATCAATCCGGTATGCTACGCTTCGGCAGGTGTGGGCATTGACTTTATAGGTACAATCGGTTTCTTGGTAGTGAATCCCACTATCTACAGTCAGGCGGTGGCCGGAATCCGAACCCCCAACTATGCTTTGACCGGTGTACCCCTCATCGTGAATCCGATGATAACGGATTGCGCATACGCATTCCTGAATCTCTACAACGCCACGGCTGCGCATTCGATCAAAGTTATCAAGGCGCGGACTCGCGACAACACCAATGCCGACCTGGGGTATGGTGACAACCCCCATTACTACTCCATACTGACTGATAACGGGAATTATCTGACGGACTACGTTTCAGCAACCGACCTAAGTCCCGCGGCTGCCGCGGTTGGGCGAGGCGCGGGTTTGGGCGGGGACGACATCGGAGCCCGCCAGCGTGTAGAAGGCTATCCGGCGGCGGCGAATCTGCTGGACTCGGCCACGTGCGATAGTGGCGCGGTTGTAGGGACGTACCACGCGCCTGATGCGGGCGAAGTGACAAGCAACGCCGTCTTTGGTCCGGCGAGTGGAACTTCTGGAACTTACCATCGGCCCGAAACAAATGAGGTCATTGACACGGCGTCCTTTGGCATTTCAAGCGGACAAGCAGGGACGATTCACCAGCCTGATGTGATTGAGGTCACGGACAATGCGGTCTTTGGCGCGGCAAGCGCGGTTCATGGAACTTATCACAGGCCGGAAGCGGCAGAAGTGATTGACACGGCGGTCTTCGGCCCAGCAAGCGGGACGCCGGGGACGGTGCATCAGCCGGACCAGGCAGAGGTTATCAGCACGGCGGTCTATGGTCCCGCCAGTGCAACTCCTGGAACGTATCCCACGACGGCGGTGAGCAAGGCGGCGCAGCTCGCAACGGATATCGCGGCGGTGGAAGCCGAAGCGGAGCACATCGAGTTAGGAACGACGATCCTGACCGTGCCGGGGGAGTTAGACATAGGCAGCATTGACCTGACGCCAAAAGCGGGGGTGGTTGGGCCGGACTACGTGCTCATGGGGCATGAGAACTACACGGACGGGGAGGATGGGACTTACGTTCCCACGACGCCAGAGACCACGAAGAAGGATGAGCATTTTGGCGCGAATGGAGCGGAGGTGGGGACGTTCGATGGTTCGACGAGCGCGGAGACCACGGCAAACGGATGGTTCAACTGCGAGGGTTCTGCGGCGAGTGACGAATGGAAGCTGAATATCAATGCGGCTTCGTGGGATTCCCTTGTGCTCTATCCTGAAAAGCGGGTTGAGATTCCGGTGATGGGCTTCTCTCTGGCGGGAAGCAACATCCTCCCGGACATTCGGTCGAGCGTTTTGATTTTCCCCGAATCCGGGCGGTTCATGGTGGCGCGGATTCATGCGAGCAACTACCCAGTCGTTCTCTCACTCAACAATGGCAGTGGCGCAGTTACGCAGAACATCACTGACAGTCAGGACGTTCTGATCCTCACCCCCGGAACGCCAGCGCGGGAATGGACACTGGACATCACCGGGGCCAACGAAATTTACAGTGTCATGTTGGCCGGCGAGACGGCGGCTCTTGTCCAGGACGGCTTCGTGGGTCTTTCCAGAGTGGACAGTCCCCCGACATGGCTCTGCCGCCAGATTTACTCCCCGGTGCCCGTGGCGTTCTCTTGTGCCCGTGTGGTCTCGCGCTCCGCATCTCCCGCGCTGGTGTTCAAGATTTACCGGGAGAACTCGACTACGGCCAGCGGGACGACGGGGTGGACAAGCAGTACCCTCACAAACTGCAACGCCTTCCGTTTGCCGCGTTTGGAACCCTCCCGTTTCTGGCGGGTGGATATCTCCGGGGCGGATTCTTCTGACATCGTGGATGAGGTGCGACTGGCAACTTCAATGGAGCGCCTGAAATGACCCGTCGCGGACAACGCAGAATGTCCCCTGTTCCGGCTGGTGTTACGCCCGCACTGGCGTCCTACCTTGAGGATACACGGAAGCATGTTGTTAAAATTGACAATGCCTTTCAGTTGAAAGAGAAGGAACCACAGGCGCCTTCTAATGCTTTTGAGCGGGTTGAAGCGGTGCGGATGAATGAGCATGTGATTCTGAATTTCCGAAATGCAACGGGCAGCAAAGTGGCTTCTATATCTCTTCCCAATATAGAACAAATGCACTCCGCTACGCCGACTGGAGCGACAACGACTATTACGAATACCGCGGAGACAGTATGGGTTCTTCCGTGTGGGTTCGCGGTAGCAGGATCATAGAGGCACGGAATGGCGCTTGAGACATATCTTCCGGTTCCCACTGCGGTTTTGACCGATCCGCTTTTCGGGTTGCCTTTGCTTCCCCTGCTCAATGGTGCGTGGACTGCGGACCCGCCCGATGGATATACCGGCGCGAATTCCTACATGTTGAAGGCCCTGAAGGTGACGGGCACAAAGAGATTGTGGCAGCAGGACCTTTTTGACTCACAGAACGCCATAAACCTGTTCTTCCGGCGCGTTCAGTATCTCCTGCATATTATGAACCAGGCTAGAAATGGCCTGACAGACGTGTATTATGCCGAGTTGGGGAACTGCACGGAAGAGGCGACATGGCCGATTGTCTCCGTCACTACGGATACGATCACCCTGCAAACCATTGCCGGAGATAATCCCTCATGCGATCCGTCGCGGATGCTCTTTCAGGTGTTCAGCATCAATCCCGATTGGCCGCTTGAACCCGGCGCATCTCGCATGTTAATCACGCCGAATTATATCAAGCTTCCTCCGGGTGGTTTGTTTACTATCAACTCGCCCTCCATGCTCGCGGGTCATGGCGGGTGGCACGTCGAACGGGTGAATATCCCCGAAGGTTTCGCGTTGGGGGATACGTTTTCGCTGACTGTTTCTTCCGATGTTGGCAGGATACTGACACCGTATCCCGCCACGGACCTTACCCCGATTTCGGGTAGGTACCGGTTTTATGTTCACACCAGCGTCGAGCCGTGGTCGTATATCCCCGATGTCCGCCCCTTGTGGTGCGAGAAACACACCCTGCAAACATCAGACTTCGCTTCAGAACACGTCATTCTCTACAACCGGATTCGCTTCTGGAAGGCCGCCCCGGGCACTGTCCCGGATTCCACGTGGTTTAAGGCCGAAGAGTACAAAGGGGATGTTTTCGTGAAGGATTGGACGGCGAAAGTCATAGCCCCTGGGAACCCGTTGATTCGAGTGTATCACGGGGAAGTGTTGGGCTATGAGACGCGGGTTGACCTATCGTCCTTAAAGTCATCGTTGACCGGGGACAGGATGGTGTTCACGTGTTGGTCCGAAGCGATTTCCCCGGCTGGCGAATATGTGGGCTGCAACAACCGGTGTGCGCATTCAAAGCCGGACTATTCGGGGAGTTACGGGGACCTGGACTATCCCGATCTTGATGGCGTGAAGTGGTTTTGCGATCTGGGCACGGCGGCCACGGGGTTCGCCAACTACAAGCCCCAGTGTTATCAGCCCGGAGTCTGTACCGCATTCGAGGAAGAAGTTCCAGGAAACCCCGTGGATGAAACGCTGATGAAGCAGATTCTCCTTACGCAGCCTTTCATCATGGAGCAACTCATGGCGGGGTTCGCGGACTTCATTGAATATCGCATGATGAACGGTTGCCCCTCTATCGCGTCTCTGGCGTTCTTGAACATGACGGTTCCAGTAACGTATAGTCCTCAGATGCGATTCACGCGCCGCGGCGGATGGTCCGCGTATAGCGCCGAACAGATAGATGGGGTGTGGGACATTTACGCGCTTCAGGGGCACGAACAATACTGGCCTCTGAGCATGGAATCGCTGTTTCGTTTCGGATTTGCGGCATGGCACAGCAAACGGCCGGATGTTGAAGGGGCTGTTTTAACGGATGTGTGTGAATCCATGATGATTTCCAGTTCTCATAGCATTTGCCCGGCTACGGGGGAAGTGTCCGGGACAGCGGGGCGTCCCGTGCAGCGGTGCGGGACAGATGTGATTGGAATGGTAATCCCGTCGTTGAATCCCGCGCTGGCGTCTCAGGCGTTCGTGGGGGGCGTGATCTATCATGCGTCGGAGTCTGACCCGATAACCTTCATGGGTGTCTCGTATCTGTGGCGGATCGCGTTCGAGAGGAATATGAACTGGTACAGGCGCGACTTGCATACCGATGAGCCGTTGAAGTTCACGGTGAAGGTTCTGGATCAGGTGGCGGGGACCGATGGCTTCTGGTTGGAGTTGGAGAACCGCGAGGTGACCTGCACGACGATGGCGACGTTGGGCGAAGACCGGACGACGAGATTCCGGTGTGGGGGGACGAATGTTCGCGCGCCCGACCGCTGGAACTTGAACAACAGGGATTGCTGGACATCCAGGCGGGGACCGATGCGGGAATGCTTTGCCTATCCGGGGGATGTGATTTGCACAGAGGCGGGGTTGCGGTTTTGGATCACGGACGCCGTTCCGAACGATCCATGCAGCACTGGGTTGCTTCAGTCGTGGGATGCGGAGGACGGCCTGAAAAGATGCTCCGTTGCCCCCAAACGGTACTTCATTCCGTATAATTCGACAAGCGAGACGTTGGCGGAGGGCGGGCTGGTTATCACACGTTCCGCGGGAACCGTGATTCTTACCGGACAGAGGGACGGGCCGTCTCCGATGGCGGAGTCCGACGTGCCCCCGATAGACCACGTGCTCCCGATAGACCAGTATTGGTATTGCGAGGGGTTGATTAACGCGGGAACGGCCAGCGAGAAGAAGATCCTCTTTATCAAGTTCTCGAATGCGAATCTGGTGTGGCTGAAGAGTCCGTATAACGTCTTCAATATTACCGCCAACACGGAGATCAATGGGGCGGCCGCCAATACCTACACGGCGCTCAATGGCGACGTGCTGACGGACCCCGCCCTGTTTCCCGATTTGGACGCCTATGAACTTGCGTTGGCTCACGTTCACGAGACAGAGGAATGGACCTGCATGTACGAGGCAACATACCAGTACGACGTTGTGAGCGTGGATCGGGTGGTTTTTTCGTACATGGTGGGCAGAAGCGGGGTCAAGCGCGAGGTGGAGATGATTCAACTCGCGGTGGGCGTGGTGCTTTCAGGCCAGGAGTGGAACGAGTATTGGGTACAGGGGGCGGATGGGAATCCGTTCACCGAGGAGACCGTGGATCGAAAGCACTTGACGTTCTATTTCCCTTACAATGTGGTGGGCGGGGACATTGCGATTTACGCCACTGTGGACTCCCCGAATACGAACGATGAATCGAAGGTCTATGTTCACAAGCCTTCGTGGCCGTGTAACTCCATTACGGATGACGAATGGGCTACGCCTTTGCGCGACGGCATTCCATTCAGCAGTTCCGATCTTGAGACGTATCGCGGCGGCGGATGGGGCAAGCGCGGGGATCGGATTTTCATCCGGGATGAAAACGGGTATCTTGCTTCGCAGCCCGAAGGCAGCTTGAAGGGAACCACCATCGAGATACGGGGGGACGGCACAGCTTACCCAGAGAAGCCGCAGATTTACATGGGTGTGGCCGGGTCAGAGGTACAGATTGATCCCGCCGATCTCGTGTGCATGGGCGCTCATGGTTTCGTGTACGGCAAGACGGCTCTCACGGCGGGGCAGCAAATGACGCTTTTCTCGCGCCATGCGGATCGCAACGGGATGATCCGGGCGGCGGAGTTGGAGAGCATCAGGGCGGCGATTGCGGGCCTGATGGGGGAAGGCGCGTGACATGGCACTATGGTTCACACCGCCTTGCGGAGGTTACGGGCAACCGGTGCATAGCCGCATATCCACTTTACGGACCGTCCATGCGGCTGTGGAATTTGAGGATTGGTTTGAGTACACGGGGAACTGGGCCGATACCTATGAATACGGTCTGTACGACTCGGACGACCCGGAATTCGAGCCGAATACATGGGGCTGTCATGTTCCGAATGACGCGGCGGATCACACGTCGCTGACCACTGTGGTTTACAGGATGGTTGCGGCTCGCAGTTCGGAACTTGATCGCATTGACGCCGCGTTCAACGACGCGGTTGTCACCGCCAAGATGCTACTCACCTTGATCGGGGCAACCGTTACGAGGAGAGTGGATGAGACTCAGGAGTATGAGTTCGAGGGGTCCGTTGGCCCCCTTGATTACTATGCGGGGCAGGAAAACGTTGAAGGAGAAGAGGCTGCCGGTCAGTTTTGGTCGAAGACCACGGAATCCACCACTACGACGGGATTGCAGGTGGGGATTTTCGGCATAATCGAACGCGAAGGGGAAGGGATTGTCGCGGACTTTCTCGGTGGCGGCGGCGGTCTTGTCGGGGTTGATCCCAATAACACAGACGCGCAGGTGGTGGATTGCGCGGAATTCGTGTCGGCGTATCTGGCGAATCGGGCAAACTATATCGGCTTCTTCTTGTGTTTCATCCCGGAAGAAGTGGATTTCAATGAGGTTCTTGGGCCTTCCGAGGACCTGTCCGCAATGTTGAAAGCGGTCGAGGCAGCCAGCCACAAGTCAACCTTCGAGAGCGCTATCGGATGGTATCGTGTTCCTGGTTCTCCGTCACTTCCGGTTTTCATTGGAACTGACGAATATGTGGAGGTGAAGTGGCTTGGGGCGGATTCCACCAAGGGCGTCGTGAATTTCGATCCGGCGGCGGTGACGATGCAAACGGATTCGGGGTTGTCGTATCAGACGGTGCCGGGATAGGAGGCGCGAAATGCTGGAGCTCACATTGTTTTGCTTGAGAGATGCGGCGGCAGTTTCGAGTTTGCTGATCCGGTATTCTTGGAACGATATCATTCCCAAGAGAAACAGGATGGTGAGAATCAGAGTGATGTGCGGGATGCCTTTCATGGTTTTTCTCCCTTCCTTCATTCTGTCCTCAGCATAGCATGGGAAGGGATGCTTGTCAAGGGATAGGAGGCGCGAAATGCTGGAGCTCACATTGGAACACTACGAGGACCGGTACGCCGCCATGCACGAGATTCCGGAGTGGCGGCAACGAATCTCGATTGCGGAATGTGCGGTCTTGAATAACGAACGCCTGTACAGGCGCGTGGCAATGGACGCCGGGGTGCCCTGGGAATTCATCGGACTGCTTCATCTCATGGAGGCCGGCTGCAACACAAAGCGTCAGATTCTCAACGGCCAGCACTTTGACGCCGTGACGACCATTGTTCCCGTTGGGCGCGGCCCGTGGGACACGTGGGAGGATTCTGCGCTTGAGGCTCTGGCGAAACTGCGGGGGATGCCCGGGACGCCAGGGATGATCGCAATGGAACTGGAACGCTGGAACGGATTGGGTTATGCAAAACGGGAGATGAATTCCCCGTATCTATGGAGCGGGAGCAATCTGGGGGTGGGCGTTGGGAAATTCGTGGGGGACGGCAAGTACGATCCGCGCGCTGTGTCGGAACAGGTGGGCGGAATGGTTGTTTTGCGGCGGTTGAGGTTCAGGAATTTGGGTTGAGGAGGCGTGTCATGCCAGACAAGGCGGGGAATATCATACAGCGAAGCGGCTCCATCCTGGCGGGGCTTTTGACGATGGCGGCGGGTGCGGCGATGGCGTATTGGGGGCCGACTGTCCCGCTGAAGATCGCCGGGGCGGAGCGGGCGTTGCGGGGGCTGGAAGCGATTCAGACGACTTTGCGGAACCGGAAGGCAAAGGTGGACCGGCGGAAGATGGTGAAGCAGGCGCCGGGGGTCAACAAGCGGAAGCGGAGGGCACGGTTATGATTCAGGATATTCCCAAGATGCTCACACGGGATGAGGCGTTGGCGATTCCCGATGAGATGTGTCCCCTGCTGGTTCTAACGGATCGGCGCGGGTTCATTCCGTGGGCGATTGAGCGCTTGACTGGCAAGGGGCGCGAGACGGGGCACTACAACCACGCGGGAGCGCTGTACCGCCAGGGAGTGGTTGCGGAGCAATGCTGGCGATTCCAACGAACGCCACTCAAGAACTATTTGGACGGGAAGTATCGGGTCAAGTTCTGGTGTTGGAATCCGGGCTGGACGGATGCTGACAGAACAGCAATGGACATTGAGTTGCAGACGCTTCTCAGGATGCGCGGGAAATACGACTGGCCGGGGATTTTGGGTCAGTTGTGGGCGGCGGTGTTTCGGACGCCGGGGTTGCGAGAAATGAACTGCGAGCGGCGGAACTACTGTTCTGAGGCGATGGTTCAGGTGTTTCGGCTGGCAGACAAGTTTCTGTTTTGCGATAATCACGCATCCCCGGCAGATTTGGACCGGGCGTGCAAGGCACATCCGAAAATGAGGGCGATGGTTTTCGATCCAAGACTCTGAGGGGGTTTGGGAAAATGGCTTACGGAACACGGCGGGCGGCGTTGCAGAGGCGGACGACTTTCGGCGGGGGATACGGCGGGGGCGGCGTCTCGCCATTCTCGTTGCCTTATCCACCGGGCGGTGGGCAGGGACAGGCCCTGCAACTCAATACAAGCGACATCGCAAGGGCGGGGACGGCTGCGAAACTGGAACTGTATAAGATCAATTCAGATTGGCAGCACCGGTCTTTGGAAGGCCAGCGTCAATTCATCATGGACCAGGCGCGGAACCGGATCGAGCAACAGAAGATCAACCAAGATGAGGAGTTCCGTTGGCGGAAACTCGACGCGGACAAGACGGACGCGGCGGCGCGCTTGGCGCAGCAGGAGTTCTCGAATACGATGGCCCTGGGTCATTTTGGTCTAAGTCAAGGGACTGCCGCCGCCGCCGCGGAAGTGAGAGAGAAGAATAAGGCCGTCAAGCGTTGGACGGAAATAGGGAAACTGATGGAGGGCGGGTTGTTGGAAGCGGACGCCACAAAGACAGTGGATGAACAAATGCCTGAACTGAAACCCAGTGCGCCGAGCGGGAGCGGGGGGCAACTTCCGGCTCCGCCGACAGTGCAAGCGACACCAGAGGGTTACAGGCCGACGCCGCAAACTGGTGGAACTCAGCTCCCTGCCCCGCCACAGCAAGTCCCGCCGCAGGCGGGGCCGACTCTTAGCGGATGGGCCGATCCGAATACACCCGAAGGTGTTCAGTCGGCGTCTATGGCGGGAACATTGAATGCCCGGGCGACTGGGATACAGGGAATGCAGGCAGTTGGCGCGGGGCCTCAAGCGGCGGAACAGGCGGCGATGAAGCAGGAAGCGGCGCTACAGGGGAAAGGTCCGGCCCTGGGCCCGTATGAAAGAACAGTGGCGGCGCAGGCGGAAGCGGCAATAGCGGCAAATGCGCCGATTCCAGGCCCAGCGCCTCAGCCTCCGCCCCGGCGAAAGGGTTGGAAAGAAGAACTTCCAGACGACGAGACAAGAGGTTTGGAGGGGATACAGGAGACCGTAAGCGCACCCGTGGCGTGGTTGCTGGACAAGTTGGATTGGCGAGGACCGCGTTCTGCATCGGGCGCAAAAGGCGCACCCGCACCGGGTGGCACAGAGGCTAAGCCGAATCCACTTGCTCCGCCTACCGCAGCTCCCCAGGCGACTCCGGGCACACTGCCTCCGTCGCCACAAGAAACCCCCACGCCCCGGGAAAGGGCCGCGCAGTCTAAAAGAGAGAAAGGCAATCTTCCGAAACAAGACGCGGCATTGGCAAAGGACCTTGAAAGATTCAAGAAGGGACTCCTCGGATTCCCAGAGAAAGGGGATGAAGGGTACGAGCAGTATATGAAGGCCAAGAAACGGTATGATGCCGTTCATTCAAAATACATGAAGTCCATTGATTTGCCCGAAGAGCCAGCCGAGGATGCTGCGACCACGCAAACATTGACGGCTCCGCCGGAGGCGAAACAACAGGCGGCGTTCCAGGCTTTGCGGAAGGACCCGAATCTCAGTCAGTATTCCGATGCTCAGTTGTGGGGCGCAATAAGGGGACAGTGATGGCACTTACCACCGAACCGATGCTTGAAGACCCGCAGATGATTGAGGATGCGCGGCGGCGACTGATGGAAATGAAACCCGACGGCGGGAACCCGCCGGATGAATTGACACCTGTTTTGGAGCAGGCGCGGGCGAGACTGCAGACCATGAAGCCGGAATTGAGTGGCCCTGCTCCGGCGCAGGCGAATCTCGGCCCGTACTCGCCCGAAGAAATGGCGTCCTGGGATGCGAACCGAGCCGCCCTTGCTGGGCCGCCGAGTCCCCGCAAGGCGGAACTCGAAGCGTTGCAGGCATTCCCCTACAAGCCAGAAGATTTCGCGCTGTGGGAAGCGCGGCGGAAGGCGTTGCAAGCCGCGCCGCCACAGGCCCCCCGGCCTGTCACACAAACCTCCGAGCCGATGGACCTCACCTTGCCCAATGCGCCATCGCCCGAAACCATGCGAAAAGCAGAAGAGGCGGTGGAGGCCACTACAGTCGCGGGCGGTACTGGAACCGGCCCTGTTCCATTGAACTGGTCTAAGAAGATTGTGCATCGAGGGGTAGGGGTTTTCACAGAATCAACACAGAAGATGGCGAATACTCTGCGAAAACCGGGTGAAGTGGGGGTTTGGGAAGATGCTGAAAAACGGTGGGCGAATCTGCCCGAAGTAGAACGCGCTAAGCGTATGGCCTGGCTCAAGTCGCAAACGAAGGGTAATGGCAAACAGGCTTTTCGTCCAGCGGCTCCAGGAGAATTTCCTGAACCTGAACCGCCTATGAGTACGGGGAGTTTTTGGGGTGATATTGCTGGCAATGTTTTGGGATTCACTATTGACCCGGCAGGGTTGCCTTTGCTTATGGCAACGGGGCCACTGTTTGCTCCGACTGAGGGTGCAAGTTTTCTGGCGAGGCTGGCCGCTTCCTCTGCGCATCTTGGGGTTGCTGGCGGCGCGGCAACGGCGCTCAAAGGTGGTTCGGCGGGAGAGATTGCCAAGTCAACCGCTTGGGGTGCGGCTGCTGGAATAGCGTTTAGGGCTGGAGGCGTCGGAAAACTGGTTACGTCTCTTGGCAAGTCGTCCGAAGTGGGTTTTGCGCGGGATATGCTCTCGGCTGCGGCTGGTCTTTACGCGGTGACGGCGGCGCAGAATAAGGTGAATGGAGGCCCACTCTTTGATCGCAATGTGCTTTCGGGTACAATCGAGATGCTGTTATTCAAGCTGTACGAAAAGTTGGGTGAAAATCCGAAGTACAAGGCGCAATGGAAAGACGTGTCCGAAGAACGACGGGCGGAGTTGATTCGGCTGTTGGCTGCCAAAATCGCTGAGGACGAGAACCGAAGTAGCAACATCAATGCAGGTCTGACTGGCGCGGAAGTAGCAGCGCGGGACAGAGAGGCAGCGGAAGGGGAGTTTGCGCCAGGGTCTGCCGGTCCGCCTCCCCCGCCGCCCCCGCCACCTGCTGGCCCGAAGCCTAAACCCGCCCCCGGCACTCCGCTGGACATCATTGAGGGAAAGCCGTTGGAGGAACCGCCGCCCCCGCCGCCCGCCGCCCCGCAAGTCGCGCCCGTGGCACAGCGGCCCCCGGAGCCACAACCGTCCGCAGAAGCCGCGCCGAAGCCCGTAGAGTTGCCTGTTGCCTCGCCCGCCCCGGTTGCCGGGCCGGAGACCGCAAAGATTTCATGGGGAAAACGTCAAGAGACATGGCCGGAACGGGTTAGGGAGATTGCACCGGACGAGTATCTGAAGAGAACTGGGAATGGTCCACTGGATCGTGAAAATATCGAACGCCTGAAAAGCGCCATGCAGAAGGGGGAAGAGATTAAGTCGGTTTCACTCCGTTTAGATGCCGATTCGGGAAAAGTGATCGAACAGGAAGGCAGGCATCGGGCGCAAGCGGCAAAGGAGCTGGGGGTTGAGACGATTCCGGTTTATGTGTCCACTTGGCGAGCGGGGAAACCCGTAGGTACAGATGAGGCCATATCCCCCCCTGCCCCTGAGAAGCCGAAGTTCATGACCTCGAAGATTCGGGCGAAGCAGCGGGGGGGCGCGGCGAAGAGGGAGGCCGAGGCACAGGCTGGCGCTGCCCCGGAAGTTCCCGCCGCGCCGGAGGCCGCCAAGCCTCCCGAAGCCGCGCCAGGCACCCTGACATTAGATCAGATTGAAGCGGAATTTAGGAAACCCGAACCTGGAGAAGCGATTGGACCTGAACCAGTGACACAAGAAAATCTCGATAGGCTCACATACCAGCACATTGACGGCAAACGATCCATAGGAAGCGTGGTGAGAGATACCGTTGCGACAGATCAAGGGAAACATGGCCGACTGCGCGGCATTTTCTTCCTCTTGTCCCGCCGATTGGAAGACATTGATTTTGGAAATATGTCCCGCGCCAAGCGAATCAAGATAGTGCTGGATATTTCAGGCACTACGAAAGCCAAACCTGATCCATCTATTGCGGATCGTGTGATACCCAAAACAAAGCAATGGGGCGTTGAAGATGTGCGTCCTTTCGCAGAGTGGGTAGCGGACAACTACGCACATCCAGAACTTGCGCCGGATTTGGGTGCAATGTCTCAACTGGCAAAGGCATGGGTTGAACAACAAGCCCCCGCCGCGGCTGAGAAGCCCGCCGCCCCGACCGGCGCGAAGGCGGAGCAAGCCCCCGAAATCGCGCCGAAAGCCGCGTTGGGTACTTTCAAGGAGTTCGTGGAATCTCGCGGCCACACTTGGGGTGAAGTCTCCGGCAAGGGCAGCGATCCGGCCCTGTACGAGAAACTGATGGGCGACTATCAGAACGCAAAGACCGCCTCCGCCAGTGCAACGCCTACGGGAAAAGCGAAAGTCCCTACCATCCCATCTGTGCAAAAGACGCAAGGAATTCTCGTGGCTGGAAAGTTCAGAAACCAAGCCGACGCCTTGCAGAAGAGTATAGACCATCTCCGGCGTGAAATGACTCAGAACCCGACACCCAAACGCATGAGGGAATATCGGACACGCCTGCATGAGGCCGACAACTTGGAGCGTGTGCAGAAAGCAATGCGGGCACTGGCAGATGCGCACGAAAACGGAACTATCTCTGAGGGGTTGCGCGACATTCGGAAGAGAGACGACATTCTGAAACTCGTTCAGAAGTACACGAGTTCCAATGCGGGTTACTATGACGTGATCCCCCTTCAGGACTATGCGAATAAGTCAGCACCAGCCGTCGAACTCCAGAACATGATCGAGAAGTGGGGCGATGTTCAGGCCGATGCGGAACGCGCCAAACAGGAGCAAAAACAGAAGGTAGATCAACTTACGGCCGAGGTGCAGTTTCAGAAGATACCGGGGTTCTTCCCGACTCCCGCGCCCGTAGCGGAAAGGATGGCGGAGATACTGGACGCGCAACCTGGTATGACGGTCCTGGACCCCAGCGCGGGGAAGGGTGATCTTCTTGAAGCAGTGCTTCAACAGGAACCCGATGCAAAGGTGAACGCGATTGAGATTGTTCCCAAACTGGCCGATATCTTGAAGGCAAAAGACATCCCTGTTGACAATGCGGACTTTCTGGAACAATCGGGACAATATGACCGTATCGTAATGAATCCCCCGTTCGAGGGCGGGCAAGATATGGACCACGTGCGCCACGCATACGACTTGCTCGAACCCGGCGGGAAGTTGGTTGCTATCATGTCCGAGGGATCGTTTTCGAGGGGTGACAAGAAGGCCGTCGCGTTTCGGGAATGGTTCTACGCCCTTCCCGATGCTACGGAAGAGAAGTTGGAAAACGCTTTCAAAGGCGGGTTTCGTCCAACGGGTGTAGCATCTCGTTTGGTTGTCATAGAAAAACCGTTAGCCTCTGTCGCCCCGACCGGCGCGAAGGCCAAACTGGCGAAGATCAAGGCGGAGAAGGGAAAGGTCGTTGCTGCGCCGCCCGCCGCCAAGGAGAAACCGGCGGAGCCAGCGAAGCAGGGGCCGTCCGCCGCAGAGCGCCTTGTTCAGATGGAAGAGAAAGACAAAGCGGCCAGCGCGGATATGTTTGGTCGAACGGAAGCCCCGGTTGCCCCGCGTGAGGTTGGCGTCCAGGGTGAGATTCCGATTCCCGTCAGTGGTTTGGACTTGGCCGAGGCTGCGCAAAAGGAACACACGAAAGGCCCGATGCCGAAAGAAGAGCCGGGCCAGATGGATATGCTGAAACCCGGATCGAAGCCCATAGATGAGATGTCGCCTGATGAATTCGCCAAGAGCGTTCCAGCAGTGGGGGCTGATTCGGAGGCACTTAGATCCAAGGCGGCGATGAAACTGCGCGTGGCGAACAAGTACCGCGGGAAAGTCTATGTAAGCGAAGGCGGGGACACCCATGCCTCACTGATGACGCAGCACAACATGGACGCGGATGATGTGATTCCGGGCTTCGTGGACGAGAAGGGAAGGTTCCTTTACCAGCATCCCAAAGAAGCGCACAAGATGGAGATTGACCAAGGACTTCGGGAAGGACGAGCCTTTCGGCAAGGAGTTCTGAAATACTACCCTGAGATGGCGGAGAAGTGGGGGATTAGAACCATTGCGGATATTCCGGTTACTCAAGCACCCACCAATAGCCTGAAAGTTGACCCTGGATCGCTACAGTTCAAGGGGAATGTAGATGCTCGTGGCGTTCAAGAAGGAGAAGCGATAGACGGATTGTTCAATCAGGCCGTGGCAAAAGATTTGCTCGTGTGGCAAGACAAAGATGGACAACTCTGGGTGGTCAATGGTCATCATCGTTTCGCTCTGGCGCAAGATAGTGGAACAAAAACACTTGACGTTCGGATCATGCGAGAGGAAGATGGATTCAGCAAAAAGGCCGCTCGGATTATTGGGGCCGAAGCAAACATTCTTGATGGAACCGGCACGGAGTTAGACTATGCTGAATTCTTCCGACTCTCGGACATTACCGAAGAAGAGGCGAAGCGCCGCGGCTTACTGGCAAGGGATAAAGGTAAGCGAGGATTTGCCCTTGGAAAAAAGTCCACTCAGAATCTGTTCGACCAAGTTACCAACGGAGCAATCTCCACCGAAAACGCCGTCGCAATAGTTGAAGTCGCGCCCAACAACGAAGCCCTCCAAAATGCCGCTATCATGTATGCCACCGAACCCGGCAAGCGGCACCCCTCCAAACAAGACCTACGCAATTTTCTCCTTTCGCTTTCCACTGGCGGCGGAACTCATGTTTCCTCGGTCGGCGAAGACCTGACGGGGGATATGTTCGGCAAGAATGATAGTGTAATCAATCTTCACATCCGATTGGCTAAAGAAGCAACCCGTGTTCAGCAGAAACTCGCGGAGAGGATTGCGGCGGTGCAGGGCGCGGCAAAGCGGCCAGAGTTGGCGGGCGAGCAGGGTGTGAAGGTAAAAAACCCAAAGAAAGTCCTGGAAGAAATCCAACGTCTCAAATCCGAGCAACACACGTGGGATCATTGGGAAACGCATCCTGAACTGGCGGCAGAGCTGAGAAAGCGGATCGGGATTTCTGACAACGAACCTCTGCTTTCCATAGGGCGAGACACACGCCCCGGCGGCGGAATGCCCGTCGCCGAAGTCCAGGGTCTCGTGGACGCGCTCGCGGCCAAGGCGGGCCGTTTGCCAGCCAGCCTGACCGTCTATGCCACGCCCGATGACGCCCCGGCAGGCATGAACCCGCGCGCGCGGGGATTCTATGTTCCTGGTCGCAACGATGAACCGGGCCACGTGGGGATCATCGCCAGCAACAACGATAGCCCCGCCGAGGTTCTGGAAACCTACACGCACGAGGTCATCAAGCACTTCGGGCTGCGGGGCGTGTTCCCGAATCCGCTGGCGTTCAATGCCTTCCTGGACACGCTCTACCGGGAGCGCGGCGGCG